CACGATGATCGTCGCACCACTGACATCACGGTTGACCTCGGCAGAGAACGCATCGATCTCACCACGAAACTGATCAACGTCAGCGCCGACACGTCTGGCTTCGGCATCCGAACTGGATGCGAACTTACGCACCTGCGAATCAAACACGGCGGTCTCGCTGTTCAGTTGAGCAGTCAGTGCTGCGATCTGCGCCTGCACTGCCTCGACCTCTGCGCGGAACGATTCGATCTTGAACTGCTCGACGCGGATCTCCTGATCCTTGGACGTTGACTTCGCCTGTATCAGTGCGGCGTATGCACCAACCTGTGCCTCGAATGCGTCCACCTCACTGGCGAACGAATCGATCTTCAGCCGTTCGGCGTTGATCTTGGACGAGTAGATGTCGGTCGCGATCGCAGCGGCCCGCGCCTCGGTGGCGTAGCCCTCGATCTCTGCCTGATACTTTTCGATCAACAGTTTGTTGGTGTCGATCGTGAAGTGCGCTGCTTCCAGTTGCGACTTGAACAACTCGAACGTCGCCAGCACCGCATCGATCTGTGCGCGGTAGTTGGCAATCTTCTGCGTGTTGATCTCGCCCTTGATGCGTTCGCCGTCCAGTTCAGCGCGATACACATCCAGCTTCAGGACCTCGCCTTCGAGCAGGACCTTGAAGACCTCGGCCTCTGTCCGGTACGCGCTCACGTCAGCGTTATAGCGTTGAACCTGCGCTTGGAACACGGCTACTGCCAACTCCACACCAGTGCGGGCGATGTCAAAGCCCAGCCGTTGCGTGCCGAGGAAGTTTTCAACCAGTGCTACCTCAAGCCGCGACGCTTCCGTCAGTGCAAAGCGGGCGTTCTCCACTTCCATGTCGGCCTGCTTGATCGCTTGCTCGCGCAGCAGTGAACTCGCCTTGTCCTGATTGCCTTGAATGATCTCCTGCGTGCGTGCAACCAGTGCGCCCGGTGGCAACGAGAAACCACGCGCTGCGAATTCCTCGAACGCATCGTCTCTGGCTTGCAACCCAGCCGCGTCTTCACGTTCCTTGGCACGCTCGTAGATCGCCTGAAAGATCGCGTCGGACAATCCAGTGTTGTTGTCCGCCAGCCAGTAGTTCAGCTTCGTCTTCACGGCATCGAGCAGCGTGTCGCTGTACTCGGCTTGCGTGTAGCTGAAGGTCGCCGTCGGATCTGCCGGGCTGCCTACCAGCACCGCGTCGAACGTCGGCGAGATAACAACTGGCGGTGGCGGCAGTGTGATCTGTTCCAGTGTCGGCGCTGTTGGCAACGTGTCGTCAGGTGTGGCTGGCACGATGACCGGCTGCAGTGTGTCGATGACCGGCGCGGACTTGGTGAAGTCTGCGGGCGGCAGCGGTTGCACGATCGCAGACTTGATCGCGGTGAACGCAGGTGCAGGGTCAACAGCATCCGCCGTGATGTTCGATAAGGTCGGCGCATCAGGTGACGCAGGGAACGAAACTGTGCCCGGCTCGGTGCCATCGAAGGTTGGTGTCTCGAACCCAGTCCCACCAAACTGTGGCACTGCAGTCTGGTTGATGTTCGGCGGCGTCAGGTCAACAGGCGCGACAGGGGCTGGCGGAATAAAGAAGCTGCCACCGCCAAACACGGGCGCAGTGATTGGTGCCAGTCCGGGGATCACTGGAGAGTCAGGCGCTGTCGGTACCGCGCCGACGCTGAACACACCACCTTGGAAGGTTGGCTCGGCGAAGTCGCGCACGTCAGGCACCACCACTGGCTCAATCGTTAAGGCCGTGATCCTGTCGAACATGAAGGTGGCCTGCGCGAACGCTTCTTGTGCGAACGCAGAGATGTCCAGACCACCGGGCAGCGTGCCCGACAATAAATCTGACGCAGAAATCGTCTGCGGAGTGGTGGTCGGGGCGGTCAGTACCGGAGTGATGCTGCCCTGTTCATACCATGGGGTATCAGCCATAGCTTTTCTCCTGTCTCCCCAGACGTTGAAAGTGTATCAGTCCAGCCATCAGTTAAACACCAGATGCGGCGACCCGTCGCTGCAGCCGCCCTGTCCCTCCAGCACGTAGCCCTTGGCGTCGAGAAAGAACCAGAACGAGCGCGAGTTGTACCACGACTGCGCGCTATTGTTGATGCCGAACTGCCCAGACTCATTGCCGGGCTGGCTGCCACGATCGCCGTCCGAATCGATGTAGACCATGGCTTCGTTGTTGCCATCAGCGAGATAGGTGCCGACACCAGAGGGAAATTTACCGAACTGAAACGGTGCCCAAGGCCAGTGCGAACAATACGCCGGGCCATGCCACTGGTCGGTATTGATGTTAGAAAGACAACAGTCACCGTAAAAGGAACCGCGAATCGGAATGCCCAGCCAGTCCTTGAACAGCCACGGTTCAAACCCGTCTTCACCGCCCCAAAAAATACCTACTGCCATTTCGCAAGAGGTGCCTTTCTGCTGCTCTCCGTCGCCGATGTACGCGAACACGATCTCGAACTCACCGATCCCCCCTGCGGAAGAGGGGGTCCCCAAGACATTGGTCCCTGACGGATCAGCCACCGCGCTCGTCCAGTTGAACGCAACGAAATCCCGGTTGACGACTGCAGCTTCTCCCGAAACCAGATCCATGGCACCAAGGCTGAACTGGCCGGTGATCACTTTGGTTCTCGCCACTTCTGTTTCCGCGTCAGAGACGCAGCCCCCGCCCCTGCCGGTGCCAACCCAAAGCCCTTCGTCTGCACTCAAGACAAATCCGCCCGGCGTGTAAGCACCAGAAAAAGTACACGGGGCGTTCGCTACGAACGGTACGGGTCCATCCGGGTTAATGAAGTCCGGGCCGCGAAGGTTCACCTGCCAGTCATTCCACCAGCCTGAGTTCACTTCTTCCCCTGCGTACATGAACTCTCGCTCGAAGTCCCACTGGAATCGCACGGCGTCTTCGGCGGGGCACGAAGGGACATCTTGAAAAGGATTGGTATTGTTCGACGCCACCACAGTCAAATCGTGTTCATCGAACACCTCGGTCTCACCACGGAAGTGCCCGAACAACTGCGTGAACATCCGTGCGCCGGGGCGACCGTATGGCATGTTCGGGCACAGCACCAGCGATCCGGGCGCTTCCTCGCCTTTCAGTTCCGGGATCTCTACTGAGCCTGACTGAATCGTAACCTTGGCTGTCGGGTTGGTCACTCCGGGTTGCACATCGATGTCGATCGTCGTCTCGCCATCAACCACGAACGTGTCCTTGACACCATGCCCAAGGTTCGCGCCGAGATCGAGGTTGCCCTTCACCCGCTCCAAGATCTTGTTGCTCAGTTGCATGTGGGCTTTCGCCTTTTTTACGTCGCCAAGGAACCTTCGGCTGATCGTCCAGTCACGATTCTGTTCATCGTAAATGCCCACTACTTCTTCAGTCGTCGGCTGACAACTGATGCCTCCAGTTCAAGCGTGTCGATCTTCACGTCTTCGCCGTCCGTGTTCTCCATGTCAACCTGCACGTAACGCGTCCTGATGCCGCGACGGAACTTCGCTCGCTCGGTGGTCTGTGTATCAGGTGACTGACGCAAACGATACGGGCCACTCTCCTGATCTTGATCGGTGCGCAGCGTCAGGTGAACCTGTCCGCTTGCCTGCACGCCGAGGTACGCGCCGGTCACGCGTTTCAGTTTCGCCTCTTCGAGATCCGTGTTGGCGGTGGTTGCGATCGCATCGATCTCCGCGCCCTCGTCGTCGTCACCATCGAGCAGGTAGATGCCATCGCCGCGTGCGCCCAGATAGTTCTGGCCGATCACTGCGAACGCATCGAAGTCATAGTTTTCGTACCGTGCTGGTGCGCCAGTGTTCTGATTGATCACCCATGTGTACAGTTCTTGGAACGTATCCAGCAGGTAGGTGCCATCGAACGAGCCGGTCTGCGCTGTCAGTGCGTCGAGCAGGTAACTCGCGTCACCGTAACCAGTCAACCCAACGAACACGCTGATGCCGTACTGGCCATCAGTGAACCCGTCGGCTGCTTGGTACGCGTTCAGCGCATACGTTGCATCGGCCAGCCCGTTGAAGACTTCGTAAACCAGCAGGTCGTAGCCAGCGATGAGTTGCATCTGCTGACTGGTCAGGACATCGATCGCATACGACGCGTCGCCGAACCCGGTCAGTGACATCAGCGCATTCAGATCGTAGCTAACACCGTAGCGTTGCTCCAGCGCGGCGAACGCATCGATCGCTGACTGGGTGTCAAGGTAGCCTGTTGATGCTTGGAAGACGTTCAGCGCGTAGGTGGCGATGGTTGCCTGCTCGCGCAACTCCCATGCGTTCAGATCGTAAGTGCCAAGGCCACCCGGCGCATCCACCTGCTCGAACGACAGGAGGTCGTAAGCCGACACCAGTTGCATCAGCAGGTCGGTGTAGACATCAACGCCGTACACACCATTCATGTAGCCGGTGGCGATCAGGTACGCATCGAGATCGTACTGAGAATGAAAGACCTGATCCTCTGCCTCGTAGGCATTCAGGTCGTAGCGTCCGTAGTGCTGACCGTCAAGTGTCACGAACGCGTTCAGTGCGTAGTGCGCATCGCCAGTCATGTCGCTTTGTGCGTACACGTTGAGCGTGTACTTGCCAGACCCGACCGCGTTCTCCTGTTGGAGCAACGCTTCGATATCATGGTTGCCTTGGACGAGAGGCGCGTCGCTCTGTACGAAACCCGCGAGGTAATATGCGCCGCTACCGACCGGGCCTTCGAGTGTCAGCCCGGTCTCGACATCGTAGGCCGCGACGAACGCCAAGTCGCCCGCATTGTAATCATGAGCATAAGTGAGGTTGCTCACCATCTCCGCTAACGTCGGGCCTGTGAGCAGGACCTCTACTTGGACATGGGTGACGCGAATGGCCATGCTACAGCACTATCTCGTAGCCAAACTCCGCAGCTTCGATCTCGGCCTGCGTCCACGCGGCTGACGTGTCCGGGTTGACCTCGAAGATATCGTTGATCGTCTGGTAGTTCGACTCGGTCAGCGTTTGCGTTGCGCCCACGCCTTCCGTCCCGCCTTCCTCGATGACCACGCGTGCAGTTCTTGCAGCGGTGTCCAAGGTATCGCGTGCGACAGCTTGCACCTGCACGGCAAGGATCGAGCCGAAGGCACCATCTTGCAGCGTGTCGGATGTCGTGAACCGATCCTTGTCAGTCGCCGTGTTTGACTCGTTGTAATCACTGTCGAAATTCTGCTGCGCTTCGTCCACCAATGCAGAGTTGTCGGCCCCGGTCGATGGAGTGAAATCGATATCGGTGCCTGACTCTGCGGTTGGGGTTAGCACTTGAATGACGGCAGGGAAAATAAAATCATCGTTCGGCGTGGTGCTCGCATCGATCACATGCAAGTCGGTGATCTGGTATCGGCAACCACTGCCAGCCTCAGACGAGGTTGGGAAGTTCATGCCGCTGGCTACCCAGATCTCGTTAAAGTTCGATCCTGCTCCGGGCTGCGTGTCCAAGTTACCGAACGAAGAGAACCATGTCTCACCATCAACGCGAAACTCCATGCTGCCATCGCCGTTGCCGATCTCGACATACAACTCGATGTAGTACCAAGTGTTCAGAAACAGCGCGTGGTAATCGAACGTGCCATCCTCTCCAGCGCCGACAGTGCTCGACTCGGACTTGCCGTCGTAGAGGTTGGCGTTGCCCGAATCGTTGTTCCCTTGCACGACGTTCAGGTGATAACGATCTTCCTCGTCATCCGCCCCGAAGAACTCGACATCGATCGTGATGCCAACGTCCGGGGTACTGCTCCACGTCCAGACGATCCGGTCGTGGATATCAGTAAAGTTCAGATCGAAGGATTCGACCATCAGGTTGAACCCGATGCGGTACTCGGTCAGGGCAGACGGCAGGTCCGCCGCCAGCACCGCCCCAGCGCCACCGACCTGCAATCCACTGAAGCGGATCGATCCGGGCGCGGGTCGATTCCTGCCAGAGATCGGATGCCCGGTAGGACCGCCGCCCGGCAGGATCTCGATGTTGGTGGCGTCAAGCGCGCCGGTCCCGGAATGGTAGTACGGCGAACCGTCTTTCCCATCCGCGACCCACTTACGTTCACCGCCCTTCGCAGTGCCCGACCAGTGACCGAACGCCTCGATGAGTTCGATGGTCATCAGACAAAGATCCGAACACCAATCCTGAACGTGTTGTTCGTCTGCGACTGGTTCGTGCCAGCCGGAACCGTGCGCCTGATCCACCAGCCCTTGTAGTCGCTGAAGACGAGATCCGGCAATACCAGACCGCTGTCGTAGTCGATCGGGTTGGCCGCATCGAAATCGACTGAGCCACCGGGCGCAGTGTCTTCATCAGCGATCGTTGCCATCGAGACGCCAGCCGCTTCATCTGCGAGTGCGACCTGAACCACGTCCTGACCGGGCGTGTTTGATTCGATCCACATCCGCATGTCCACCATCGAGTCACTGGCGTGATCGTTCTGCCAGTACACACCACGGTAGTGAACAGCGCCTGCCTTGGCGTCAGCCTTGGCAACATCCTCGAAGATGTTCTCCGCGATGTTGGCGATGGTGATGGTGTTGGTCTGATCGCTTGACGGCAGTGATGCCGACACGATTGCCGCTTTCAACACGCCGCCGTTATTGCCACCCTGAATGGCGTAGTCACCATTCGTGGACACGTCCACAGCAGTACCAGCGGTACCGTTGAGCGGCGTCCAACGCAGAGTCGTGTTGGTTGAGTCAAAGAACAACGTACCGTCGCCTTCGTCGTTGCCCGCAGCGTCGTCGATCGTCACGCCCGTAATGGTCGTGGGTGCCGTCGCCGTCTGCGAGAGGATGTCCTTGGCCCCGGCTGTGCTAATCGCTCCACCCAAATCCAATGTCGGATCTGTGTTGGCGGCACCGCCCGAGTGGACAATTTTAAGGTCTGCCAAAGTAGCCATGATTCACTCCTAGTTAAATTGCGCTTCCCCGTCGAGCCGTCTCAAGGGTTGCATAGTCGGATGCAAGATGCACAGATTGTGTTCCCGTACCCAATGTCGCGATGATCTGCCGCAGACTTTTCTGCTCACGAAAAATCATCGCCCCATTTTCAAATTCACTGACTGCGGACTTCTCTTCCTGAATGTTGCTGACCTGTGCTTCCAGTCCGCCGATTACCATTCCGAATTTTGAGAACCACGCGACGTTGTCTGACTTCGGGATGTTGATACCAGTGCCCTTTACTGCACCGTAGGGTAGCACTGGGCGTTGCTGGAACTCGTTCGTGTCAATGCCACTCACCCAGTACGTTTGGTCGGCGCAGATGTACAGGCCATCGGCGACCGCTTTCATCACCGTCACGTCTTCAGGGAACATCAGGAAATTCCTGTGCGGCTTGACCAGCCCGTATCGCAGTGGGTCGGTGTACCAGACGATATTGCCCTGCGCCATGTAAATACGTCCGTTGAAATACTCCAGCACGTCGCCTGCCGGTGGCTTAATTCCGAACTGCGTCTGCAGTCGGATGCCCTGCGCGTTCGTCACATCGGAGATGCGATAGTTGGGCGTGCCGGGTATCAGTTCGCCGAGTCGATACAGTCCTTCGCCGCCCGGACTGGAACAGTACACGCGCACCAGTGAGCCATCGACTGGCGTTGGTATGTCGCGCAGTTCGATTGAACCCCCGTCCACGATAGTAACTTCAGTCGCCGTCGGCGTGCCGCTTTCCTCGCCCCGGTCGGTCAGGAATGTGATCGCTACCTGATAGGTGCCAGCAGCCAACGTGCCGCCCGCTGCTGCGGCGAGCACCGTGGGCTGGTTCGCCGGGCCATGAACCCCCCATGGCAGATCCTCGCCGGACGGGGAGAGCACACCAGTGGTGACGCCGTTGGAGTAATAGATCTGATCGTTGACGCTGACGTACACCATGGGGCGCGCACCGACATCCAAGCGCACCAGCAAACGCAGCCACTCGTCGTTCAGGAAAGCCAGTTCCCAGAGGTGCCCGGACTCAACGAACAGGGTGCGTCTGCCGTTAGAGTACAGCGTGCCGGGTTGCGGGCTGCCAGCGTAGATGCGTGTGCGCCCACGTCGGCGCGTGATGTCGCCGCCATCGCTGATGTCGAAGTTGACCGCACGACGCAACGCGGTCAGTGGTAACTCTTCACCACCGAGCATGTTGTTCTCGCCATCAGGCCAGCCTTCAAATTTTGGATAGTCAGGCATCGTCAGCGATCCACTACATACAGAAGCCCTTCGGCTTCGAGTACGTTACCAAGGTCGGTGCTGACGACGTAGGTCACTTTGTACGTCTTCGTGTCCAGTCCGTCCTCGATGCGCTGCTGTGCCAACTGCAGGTTGAACGTCGCGGCACTCGGAAACGTCAGGTCAGTTGTCGCGACCTCGGTCCCATCGGCTTGCACTTCAAGCTGTGTAACAGAGTCAACCGACGTGATGTTTTCCGGCGACGAGCCTCCAACCATCTTCGGGCTGAAGTCCATGTCGTAGAGCCGCGATTCGGCAGGTTGTTTTTCCAGAAGATCTGGCATGACCGGCTCCTAGACAGTGTTACCGCTGACCCGCATCGTCACCGTTGTGTTCTGCGCGCCGAGACCCGCAGTGAGTGTTAACTGCAACCAGCAACCCTGCGCCGAACCCGCCGTCAGGTTCTGCGAGTTGGCCACGTCCTTGTCCGTTGAGTCGAACGTGTACCCACCCGTGTGAGTCTGCCGGTCACCCGCGCCGTTGGTATCGGTACCATCCAGTGACGACTCAAGGTCGAAGGCGACCACCGTTTGCGGGTCTGCGTTCTCGATGATCTGCGCACTGGTCAGGGTCAGGGAGCCGTGCGTGTTGGCGAAAAAGATCTTGTCGTAATACTCACGCGTTGAGCCACCCGACGCATCGGCTGCCGCATCGTAGAACGGTCGCCGGATCTCGGTGACGCCCACCTCCAGTGCCGCGATCGTGGTGTCGGTGTCCTGATCGCGCACGGTACAGATGCCGACCATCGCCGAGCCACCTGTGATCGTGATCTTGAGTATCCGCTCGAACGCGGTGCCCGTTATGGTCACCACCGTCGTGCCGTTCATGGTGCCGCTGTCGTTGACAAGTTCGCCAGCCGCGTTGCGACCGTAGACGGTCAGGGTCTGATCGGTATCACTGGCGCTTGACGACAGGAATTCGATTTCATCCGTCGATGCGATGTCGGTAAACACCACGCGGATCGTCTGGTCTTCTGCACCGCCGATTCCCGTTGGTGTGTCGGTGTCCGGCATGGATGCTGACCCATACGCGATGATATCTGCTGCTACGATAGGCATTTAGAATCTCCTGTTTTTGACCTTGCACTGACCATCAGCGCGCCAGCCGGACAGGTCTCCAACTGCGACCCATACCGACTGTCCGCCCGCAAGTTCTGTGCCGAGCCGAAGTCTGCCGATGTGCATGCGTTCAAAGATTGCGTTTGTTCCCGCTGGCGCAAGCGTGTACTGCCCGCGATGAATGCGAGTAGAGACCGTACCGGGGAAGACGAGTTGCGCCACATCATGGATCTCGCGTCAGGGTGATGTCGCCGGGCGTCGGTGAGTTCGGCGTGAACGTCATGTTGATGTTGTCGCCGCTGATCCCTGCCACCGAACTTCTACCTGTCGAACTCTCGATCATCGGTGAGCCATCCAATAGCCCGGCCATCTGATGCAGTTCATCGATCTTGGGCTGCTGAATCGACACACCTGACACCGCTTGCGAGATCGCCACGTTGACAAACGCACCCGGCGCAATGGGATTACTGCCGTCATCACTCACCGTGACACCCGCACCGATCTGGGCTTGGACCCAGTCTGGTCCGGGGCGATCTGAGAACATGATCTTCCAGCCGTCGAGCATGGTCAGAACGATCAGCGAGTTGCCGATGCCGGGGATCGGAACCTTGCCCTCGGCGCGTGAGATCTCATCGTTGTCGATGTAGTCAGGCTGCCACCTGTGGAACGCGATCGCATCAACGATCTCCTGCACCGTCATGTCCAATGTCGGCGCAAGGATCTCTACGATCTTCGCAACGTGATCAAACGTAAACCGGAAGTCCTGAGTATCAGGCATCACGCACCTTCATTGTCGCAAGCACGGTGTCGCGTCGCTTGCACTCTGCCAGCAGTTCTTTCCACTGCCGCTTTTGCCCGTTAGCTTTAATGATCGCTTCCTCGAACTGCTCGATGTCGTCATCAATCTTGGCGATTGAAGCCGCCAGTTCGTCCGCATCGTACATCGGCCACTTCTCACGGAACGCTTTCCGCGCTTCCGGTGAAGGGATCGCGGCACGAACCGCGTCCTCCACCGAGAGAACAGCTTGTCCGTTGCCCTCGCTCATGTCGCGATGGTGTCAGAGGTACGAATAGCGGCCTGTGACAGCCCACCAGTATCGACGGTGTTCTCAATCTCGAACGGCAGGATCGGATCAACCGAGCCACCGTTGCGTACCCTGATGAGCACCGGAATGTCGGCGAGGTACACAAGGTTTGCCGAGGACACGTTCACAGGATCACCACCTGTTGCGATGACATCCAAGATCGGGACGTATGCCGTGTCGGCAGCATTCAGATCGTAAGGTACCGCGTTGATGGCGTAGGTGTCGGAACCACCCCAGTCATCGCCCGTGCCACCAGTCAGCGGCGTGTGTGTGATTGAGGTCGCACTGTCGATCGAGGTGATGACGCCCCATGACGAGTCGGTGATGTTCAGGATGATGTCACCGACGATCGGATCGTCGGTCGCATTGGTGAAGTTCGCCGAGGTGTCAATCAAATTCGTGCCGGTCCCATCTGCCGTGGTCACGCCCGTGCCTTCGGCCACGTTCGCAAGCGTCGCTTCAGCACCCGTGAACGACGCATAACGGAAGCGCAGTTCAACGATGTTGACCGTGTCAACGACGCGGATGGTGCCGGACTCTGGCGTGTCATTCGGGAATGACGAATCCACTTCGATGATCACGTCGCCCTCACCATTGTTCGGGCCTGACGGTGCAGCGATGCCATGCTGGGCACGATCGATCTCGCCGGACGGGGCATCCAGTACAAAGATGCCAACGCGATCTGCGTCTGTGCCGTTCACACCAGTGATCGTGGCGTTGATAAACAGCGGTGGGCTTCTAACCGTGCCGTCATCATCAACCAACTGGAACGCCTGCACGTCATCGGCATGCACGTCGGTCAGCACCACACCGGGCGCACCAAAGAAGGTGCCACCAGCGAAGGTTCCGAACGGCGAAGATTTCGGCGTGGTGATCGTGCGTGTCGATGCCACCGTTGCAAAGTCGGTGTAGGACCCCTGAGTCGCGTTGTCACCAACCTGCGTGATCGTGTTGCTGGTGAAGAACCGCGTGTTGCGCATGATCAGGTCGCCGGTTGCGCCATCATCATGGTCGGCAACGACCGTGCCTTGCGCGACCAGTGCGTCGCCACTGTCATGGAAGTACAGCACTTCGCCTTCAACGAACGCGCCGGTCTGGGTGTTGTACTCGGCCTGCAGGTCTTCGCCGATGTATTGCTCGCCATTGATGCCCTCGGCATCGAAGACGAACGTAGAAGCGCCACCGCGACCGCGCCTGCATTCTGCTTTCACGAACTCGTACAGGTCAGCAACGGTGTTGCCCTCGGCATCGATCGCGATCGAGTACGGGAATGCTGACTGACCACCACCGAGGGACACGTCCGTAGCAGCGAACACCACCAGCGGATCAGTGCCCAGTGCTGCCGGGCCGATGTCGGTCGGCGCAACAGCGGTGGCAACTTCAGCGGAGGTCTGGCCAGTGAATTGCCCGGTCGCGCCAGAGAAGTCTGCCAAGGCTGGGCCGATCAGGTAATAATCAATCGTGAGGTCAGGTGGCGTGCCAGACGATGCGGTCACGATACCTTGGATGGTGTCATCGGAATCATCCTCGATGACCTCGCCTACGGTGAATTGCCCGGTTGGCCCAACCGACACGACCTGCCGACGCAAGCCCGTCGCGTTGTTCAAGTCAGCACCTGTCGCCAACGGAACCGGCTGTCTGCCGCCCGTGGTCAGATCGATGATGAAGTTGTCATACGCTGAACCGTACTGGCGGGCGAACACCGTGATCTCGGCGTCATCGATCTCGACACTGGTGGCCAGCACCTTGACCAGAATGTCGATCTGGCCTGCGCTCCACCAGCGATTCGTTGCGCCGACCTCGCGGCCAATCAGTTCAGCGCCGTCCTGATAGATGTACAGAGTCGTGTTGGCAAAGATCGTGCCCAGTGTGAACACGTTCGTCCACAGGGACTCGCCGGTTTCCGACGCCACGCCGCCGCCCGAGGCTGCTGCATAGGTATCGGTGAAGTCACCCGCGCCAGAACCGGCTGTCGTGAATGCTTCGGTCGATGCGTCATCGAACAGGTCGGTGACCGGATCGTCAGGACGTATCCACACCACGCCAGTCTCGGACGCGTAGCGTTCATCGAACGCCATGATGGTGCCGGTGTCGCCGGTCGTGGTACCCGTGATGGTCAGGCCGATGTCACTGGTCGCGAACATGGTGCCCGCGCCTGTCGCATCGAAGGAGATCGCCCGGATCTCACCAGACGCCCAGCCCGAGGTGGCGAGCGCGCCGCCTGTCAGGTACTGGGTAGACTCATCATCGATGAACCACTGGTTGATCAGCGTGAACGCGGTCGGTGTCTGGGCAGACATCGGGACCGGATTATCCATCTGGTCCGGCTCATCGAACAGATCTTGCAGCGCCGAATACAGCGCCAGCGTGGTGTCAGTTACCGTTGGGGTTTCAGTTGTGTCGCGAAAAATCGCCTTCCGCGTGTAATCAACGTCCCAACGATTGCCTAAAAATGTGCCCATGAGTGAACTCCCGTTGCTATTGGGGCTTCAAAAGTCACTCTTGCGACTACAGCCAAGTTGTACCAAAAATTACGTGTGTGTTCTACCTGTCTGAATCATATCAGTCCGCAAACGTCGCGCCTGCGCTGACGAAAGATTTCGAGGATGCGTCGTAGTCCGCTCCAATGCTATGAGCACCCGTTGTGGTTCTGTCGGCGCGCACGATTGTCAACTGTTTAGCATTGTCTACGGCTCTGTCAGCGCGCCGGATGGAACCAACTCCACTGGCGGCTGGCGGGAAGGTGTCCAGATCATCCGTGATTGCGAACATCACGTCAATGGCAGGCTGCGTTGTGTTGTTCAAAGATATGGACGGATTGCCTGTCACGCTTTGCTGTGAGTCAACAGCAGAGTCTTCTTGCGCCCCCGTGGCAGCCTGATTTATCACCGCGAAGGTGATCGCCCGATACGGTACTGCGCCGTCCAGCGTGAGAACAACATCCTTTGTCCCGCTGTCGGCGTCAGGGATGTCGTAGCGGTACAGGAATATCTCATGGAACTCGCTGCCTTCCTGCACGAAATCAGAGGTGATCGAAGTCATGGCATTGCCGTCATAGGTGAACGAGGTGATGCCACGGTTGACGGTGCTGTCCCAGTACGCCCCCGCGACGACCAGCTTGCGTGATGCGCCACCCGGAAGTTTGACCTTGGCGGTGAGCGTGGTGCCAGAGACATCGTTGTCGAGTTGCCCGTGCTTGGAGATATCGAAGCGCGTCAAGTCGATCACGCCCGCATTAGTATCTTCAATCATCTGCACAGTGACGCTCATCCCCGTAGAAACAATACTGCCCGGAGCCGCCACCGGAAAGTACCGGATGTCACCGGGGCTGGACTTACGCACGTTGATGGTTGCGGTCACATCGCCACCATACGAATAGGCGGTATCTTGGTACAGCCCGTTGGCGTCGGTGCGGCCTTCCGATACCAGCGAGTTGTCCGACGAATCGCGGATACTCACGAACACGTTCTCAAGTCCTACGCTTGCCGCGTCATCAACCTGCACAGTCAGCGTCACGGTTTGAATGATGTCCACCGTGCCGGTGTAGCCTGCGGCTTTCATGTAGTTGTTGAACGTGCCAGTGCCGTTCGACACGTTGATGGTGATGTCCGCATCCGAGGCGCTGTCGCACAGGAACAGTTCGTTGCCCGTGGTGGTATTTTCGCCGCCGCCGAAGTTGCTCACTTCCCAGCCATCGATGTTAAACGTGAATGGTCCGGCACCGACCGGGACAACATGCACGCCATGGCCAGTACCGTCGGACACCAGTGTGAAGTCATCCTGATTGGCCGGGTCAGAACCGTCGTCCCAGAACATCATGCCGTCTGCGTCGGTTGTCCCGTTGAACGTGCAACGCAACGCGTCCATGTCCTCAAAGATGACCTGACCGCAGTTGTTGAACACGCAGTCGTTTGCTTCGCGTAACGTGCCGCCATCAACTGGGAACGTGATCGTGCCAAGGTCAGTGAACACCATCCGATTCAGAGACATGGTTTCAAACGCGGGCGACAGATCCCAGTTCGATACCGTGCCGATGCCAACGATCACTCCATCTGTCAGGATGAACAGGTTCGTGCCAGAGCCAGTGAGCAGTTCCATGTCCATGTTGCCAGCGGTCATGCCGCCATCGCCAGAGCCGTTACCGTTTATAAATAACTGGAAATCAGAATCCTCAAAGAACGTGTCAACGGTGGCGTGCCCCCACTCGCAGCCAAAGAACATTTCGTAGGCTTTCGCGCCCACCAGTTCGCGGATGATGCCGTAAGCCTTGCCCGTCGAAGTGGAAATGTCCTCGGTCACCATTTCAGCGAACGTGCCTCTCGCGCCGGTCGTGCCGCCGCCGATACTCAGCGCGGGCGAGCCGTTCGCGATGTACGTCATCGAGTCTATGAACACGTTGTCAGCATTACCAGCAGCTTTCGAGTTCATGCCCATCGAGCCGCCAACTGCTGTGATGGCAGAGAGCGTCGGGGCACTGCCCGCGAGAACCCTGCTGCCGGAAGGCAAACTCGCTGTGTCCAAACGAAAGCTGGACCAACCCAGAACGAAGTGCCCGTAGTTGTCTGACCCGCCTACCGTGTAGGCATACGCGTTGGCGAATGTGCTTGAAGCGAGAACGATACCGAAGCCATCGCCCGCCTCGGTGTGTGGGTTACCAGAGCGCATCCAAACAAAGATGGTGCGGTTTTGATAATCCTCGGACGTGATCGCGACGTAAGGATTCTCCCAGTCATTGGACGCCTGATCGCCCATGCACGCAGAACCTTCCCGCTGGAACCCGGACGGATCATCCAGCGCCGTGCCCGTCCAGTTACCGATCGTGTCGGCAACATCAATGTCGGTCAGGTTTCGGGTGATTGTTACCGTCATAGTCGCCGCTCCCGGTCATGCAGCACTATGGCTGCAGCAGAAACCCCGAACAGTGTTCGCACCGGGTTCGCAGTGACAATCCTGACTGACACGTCATGCGGTGTCTTTGCCAACACATCATGGCTGCTGCGCCCGAACACGTAGGTCGCGGTTTCCAGATGCTCAAACTCGTCAAGCGTTAATTCGCCCCGCTCATCGAACGCCACCACAGGGCCATCAAACTGGCAATCATCTGCGCTGTCGATCATCTGCAATTCCGCATCATACGATCCGCACACCTCTGCCCACTGACACTTGTCCAGTTTGGGTGCGCCCCACCTGCTGTCTCGATAGGCAACGACCGTGATCATCGATCGCCCCTCACGTTCGGTTCCAGTACGGTCCAGCGCGTACCTTGCCGGGACGCGTTCCAGACAGTCGATTGAGTCTGCGTACCCCAGTCAGTGTCGTAGGCTTCAGCGAGCCACCCAGTGCAGGGGCCATCTGATGTCCAGAGTCTTTCATTGTCTGAGGTCTCCCATGCAGCCTTACGCAGTTCGGCGCACCATGTGCCCCCGATCTCTTCCGGTCTGGCTCCCCACTCCAGATCTGCTGCGTCCGATTGTTCCACAACTTCCAGTGGTTCGGCTACCCATCCTGAATTCCAGCAGGCTGCTGCCCATTCTGTTGGGTCACAGGCAGCCACCCAGAAGTTGCAGTCATCAAGGTGCGTAACGAACAGCGCGAACAGTGGGTCGGTCCACTCGATCGGGATGACCGCTTCTGCACCCGGTGAGCCACCCCACTCGACTGGCAAAGTGCTGGCGGTGTCGGAGATGCCCAGTGCTTCCCACGGGATCATGTGGTCGAACTGTTTGAAAAAGATCTGCTGCCATTCGATCGGCAGCGGGTGGTCTTGGAACACCACGACTTCCTGCGCCCACTCGACGGGGATCTCGTTGTCGAGTCCAAGGACCCCTCCCCACTCGAACGGGATCTCGTACTCCGGGGCATCGCAATTCGCGATCACGTTCAGCGATGACACCGAGTGAACGTCCGAGGCTCCTTCAACGCCAGAGCGATCAACAAACACCAGATTGACGTTGTAGGCAGGACTGGCCAGCGCACCGATGTCTCGCAGTTCCTCCATGACGGACGTGAGATCTACGGTCGGGCGAACGCCGCCCGGTGACGGCGGATAGGTCAGGTTCGTGAAGGCTGTCGTCAACGTGTACGTGGTAGGCAGGTGCGTGCCACTCCCGGCAGGCGGGTCCACCGCCAGTTCCGCATGCACGTCCACGTCAATGGTGAGCGTGGTGGTGAGCGGGCTGGACCCGACATATTCGGCTGACTCGATCGGCTCACCGACCTGCACGTTAAAGCCACCGTAACTCAGCACCATGCGCCATTCCGCACCAGAGGTATAACCGAGACGGGCGATACCGAACCAGCCGAACGCCGTGTAGTGCGAGCCAGACGACCATGGCGAGACAGTGACATCATCACAAACGACCCCCAGCGCACCGACCCACCCGACTGGAATGCTCGATGTCGGCCCAACGTCAAGCGTCCACTCTGTCGGGATCGCGTTGTCATCAAGTACGGCAAGTGACCACTCGATCGGCATGGTGTGATCCAGTTGCAGTTCTGTTCGCCACTCGATGGGCGTGACGAAATCAACAGCAGCGAACGGCGTTTGCCATTCCACCGGGATCGATCCGTCGAGCAACAGTTCGCCGTGGTACTCGACCGGGATCGTGTGATCGCCGAACAGTCCAAGCAGCCACTCGACAGGAATGGTGCGATCGATCTCCAGTTCGAGGTGCCACTCGATCGGCATCTGCTGATCGAGTTCGAGGAAGATGATCGTCATCCATTCGTAGGGGATGACGTGGTCGGACGTGACCGGACCTGACCAGTTGATCGGGATCTCATGCAGCGAAACGATGACGGACTCAAGTAGCCACTCGATCGGCATGCCCTGATCGGCGAAAACATCTAGCGCCCACTCGACAGGGATCGACTGATCCAGTTCGAGTTCGGTGGTCCAGTCGATGAGAATTACATAGTCCGATCCCGGATCTGCGAACGGTCCTCGCCATGCGTAGGGGATGACGTGATCGACACCAAGTGGGCCTGACCATTGCACTGGAATTTCATTGTCTTGAGATACACCACCTGTCCATTCGGCAGGAACCTGATGGTCCTGCAACAGTGACGTTGTCCACTCAATAGGAATCGATCTATCAGCGTCGATGACTCCTGACCAGTTGAACGGTATTTCATGATCGACTCCCAGCGGCCCCGACCAAGTGATCGGAATTTCATTGTCTGTCGCAACGCCCTGCACCCACTCGACAGGGATGACGTGATCACCCGGAACGATTTCGTTGATCCACTCGAACAGGATCTGGTGATCAAGTAAAAGTTCGGTTGTCCAGTCGATCAGGATAATGCTGTCCGCCTGCACCTCTGGCTGTCGCCAGTCGTAAGGCATCTCATGGTCGCTCGCCAGACCTTGTCGCCACTCGACAGGGATGGCGTAGTCACCCGGAACGATCACGGTGTTCCATTCAACCGGGATCTCATGGTTCTGCAGGATGCCCTGCGTCCACTCGACTGGAACAGAGTTGTCGATCGCCAGACCCTGTAGCCACGCGATCGGGATCACATGGTTTTGTGCGATGCCCTGCCGCCACTCGATCAGGATGGCGTGATCTGATTCAATGCCGGGGTCCACCTCCAGTTGCCACTCAACTGGGATTTCATGATCGAGCAATAACTCGCCGCTCCATTCGATCGGAGCAGGACGTGTCGCCGGTAGGGTCCAGAGGTATGGGTAATCAACGCCCTCATCAATGAACCACGTATCCACAAAATCGAAGTTCGCGAACGTGGCTTCTTCTTGCATCAGCGTCGTGGTTTTAGCCGTGCCCACGCTGCCGGTTCCTTGGGCGGTGGTGGTAGCTACGTCGGAATCAAAATAATTATCGGAGTGCGTAAGGCCGGTGCTGTTTGAATAGCCGGTAACGCCGCCCACGCGAGTCCCGATGGTTCCCGACAGCCAGACGGCAACCCGGTTACGACGTAAATCAGAATCAGGTGAACCCCCGTTATTGGTGATGCCGATCAAACCACCGGCCCTGTCGCCCCCGGTATCTACCTTGCCCTCGACCCAGCAATCCTCAATCAGCCAACCAGTAGTGTTGTGGCCAGCGCCCACCAGCACCGCCGAATAAAGGCTACTGCTTTGAGCGGTGATGCCAGCGACCGTGGTGGCAACTCCAAGACGACGAATGGTGCCGGTGGTAATTTCATAAAACAGACCAAAATTATTCGTCGCGTAAGTGCTGTTCAGGCCGAAGATCTTAAAGCCATGCCCATCCAGTGACCCAGTTAATGGCGTACTGGTAGCGCCCAACGGCGTCCAGTTTTCTGCGGTCACATCGATGTCATTAGCCAGCGCATAATGCTTGGCCAAGTCCATGTTGATTAGATCGTCGGTGTTATAGATAAGGAGCGGGCTATCGATACTCAGCCCGTCGCCTTCAATAAAATCGGTAACGTGCTTCAGCGACGAGAACGGAATGACGTAGTCAATGTCGATGGGTTGCGGGTATTTGACCAGCACCTCGACGGTGAGTGTCGAGACGCGGGCTGCTGGGTCGCCCCGCCTTAATGCCTCAACGGTGAGTGTCGAGACGCGGGCTGCTGGATCGGCCCGCCTTAATACTTCGACGGTCAGCGTTGATACGCGTCCGACGGTCATCGCTTATGACTCGATGGTGTAGCCGAATTCGCCGCTGTTGACTTCAGACTCTGTCCACGCGGCTGCGCCTGATGGGTGATCCTCGAACATATCGGTGTACCACACATAGTCGGTGGTCAGCGCATGCGCCGCACCTTCGCCCTCGGTCGTGCCGTCTTCTGCCAGCGTCCGCATTTCACGCCCACCAGCGTCATCTTTCTTCGCCCAGATACCTACCTGCACGCCGAGAACATCCTCGGTGTCGGTGGTCAGGTCGCCGTGCGAGAAGCGATCGTCGTGATCGACTGTGGAGGACTCGTTGTAGGTTGTGTCATTGTCGGTCGGCAGTTCTTCGACGTTCTGATAGTTCGACCCGGCAGACGGCGTGAAGTCTGACGCCGCGCCAGTGCCATCGGCGACCAGTGTTTCGACAGAGACATCGCCGTAGAAGTCCTGACTGGCAGCATCGTCTGCGACATAGAAATCATCAAAATACCAATCGTGCGTTGAGCCTTGCAGCGTGATTCCATCCACATAGGCATTGCCAGCGTTCTGTGTGTCGCCACCGCTGAAATCGATATCCGGTGTATCGCTGCCGTTGATGCGCAACTCGAACACGCCAACGGTGTTGCTAATCGTCCACTTCATTTCCAGATAGCACCATGTATCGGTGCCCAACTGAAAGGTGCCGGTTTCAAGAACCGTGCTTGAGCCTCGCTGGATACGAAACGTACCATTAGTGTTCATGATCAACGACAGGTGTAAAGACTGGCTCGCGGCGGCTTCATCGAATTCAATGATGCCGGTCGCGGAGGAAGGCGCGGTCGCCATCTTGAACGCAATGCCACAAAACCCGGTGACCACGTTCGCCCCCAGCGCGTGAGTTATTTGCGCAGAACTCTGGATTTTTAACGCTGCACCAGTTGCGGCACCACGCAACCCGGTAGTGACGACATCGTAGTTTGTGTCGCCAGCCACTCCAGCCACCCAGCGTCCAGCGCCACCGTACCCGGCAACCTGATCAACAGCCCAGTCGAACCCATCAATGTAGAGCAGGCTCATGGCAGTGCAGGGACTTCAGGTTCAGAGCCGTCTTCGCATTCACCAACGGTGAACTCGCGTTTGGCAAGTTTGCGATAGCGCCCCAGTTGCTCGAACAGGATCTCGTCAAGGCTGGTGGTGCCGGACTGGCACTTCGCGTTAAGGATGCCTTGGATTCTTTTCACGATGACCCCGACCTCGATGTTGTCCAGTTGACCGGAGAACTTTTGCTCGAACTGATCCTGATCCTGCTCATGATAATTCTTGGTCGCGATCAACTGCGTCATCTGGTAGGTCCACGTTGCACCGCCGACGATCAGGCCGATTGCGCTGCCGAAAATGATCAGCGTCTTGACGATATCCAGTGGACTTGCATGTAGTTTTTCGTCACCCACATCACAGCTTCATGTAGGTCATTTCTATGCCAGCCGCCGGGTTGATGTCACCCGCCGTTGGGTTGACGAAGCGCACTGTCAGCACGTCCGGGGCGGTCGCATGAACCATCGTGCCGTACAGCAGCCCGGCATCCAATGCGGCCAGATCAAACGCGACGAGATACACCTCGCCGGTCTTCACGCCGGGAACGTCGATGGCGGCGTCTACCGTGGTGATCGTGGTGACGTTCGGGATGTTGACATCGATCTGCTTAACGTCGTTTGAATTTACTTTCAAAACCATGGTGCTCTCCTAGAAATAATGACCGACCGAGCGGCGCGGATAATTGCGTTCCTGCCGACGTACTCTCAGCAACCGCGCACTGGGACGTTCACCCACCTTGATGGTGAAGCTGTCGAGGAAATCGGCGGACAGTTTCTTGTCCTCGGTCTCGGCATCTTTTTTCAGGTACGCCAGATGTTTCATGTAGTCGAGCAGATCGAGGTGATGCTGTTCGTCAATCTCTGGCTCGTCTTGGTGACGACGCGTCCACACCATGGCAGCGAAGGGCAATCTATCGACAGTCAAGTGGATAGCGCCCGCAAGTTCCGGCACCGGGTAGAGATCGAACGAACGATGATCGGCGTCCTCGATGTAGAACTCAGGCGTGCCCGCCAGCGCGGCGCTGGCTTCCAGATCCCACTGAGGCTTGTTGAGGTCCATCCACTGCACCGTGCGCTTTTGCAGTTGATGTTCGTCGCCGTTCGAGTCTACGAACTTGGCGCGACGGATCGACAGGATGCGCCGGTCATACGAGTATCGCTGCGTCGCGATCGAGATCGTGATGTGAGTGATGGTTGCCTGCGTGTTTGAATCAAGGATCGGCTGACGAAAGCAGAATTCGTTCTGCGCTTCGTTGGCATAACGACAGATCTCCTGATTCTTCCACAGGAGACCCGTATCGTCGTTCTTCCAGTTTACGTCGGTGACCGTATCGCCGGGCAGGTCATCAACGTCGAGCCGGAAAAGTGTTGCTAGTTCCTCCAGTGTGAGTGGAGGCTTGATGTCCTGCGCACTGGCCATGCGGTGTCACCTCAATCTTCGTCGCCGGGTGGGTTCTCGTCTTCTTCGCTTTCCCCATCGCCGTCGCCTTCGCCCGTGCCGCCATCAGTGGTCCGCAAGGTGCGTTCTTCCTCGATCGCCTGCAGCAGTGTCGAGCGCGCTTGGCCCGACATTTCCATCGTTGCCAACTGCTCCAGTGCCGGGTCGGACAGTACGCCCAACTGCTCGGAAGCGTCGCGAACATTCATGCCGATGATCGTCTCGCACATCTGCAATTCGATGTCGAGATCTTCCTCGACTTTCAGCTTGTCCTCGTCGCTCGGCTCGTCAGGAATTTCAACGATCGGAGCAGACGGTGGCTTCTTCGGTTTCGGCAGTTCGTGGCCAGCCTCTGTGTAACACTCAGTGATACTCAGCAGGCGGGCGATGTGCCCCTCGTCTTTTACTTCACAGACGTGAGGGCCACCTTCTTTCGTCGGCTTGAAGTGATAACTCACGCCGGGAAAATTTACGGTAGTACCTTTCTTTCGTCGCGTGTGGCATTCGATCAGCATAACTAACTCCCCATCTCAGAAAAGAACGGGGGCCATAGTAGCCCCCGTCAACTCCACAAAGCCAGAACCGCGAAGGTTACTGGTGAAATTACTCGTTGCCGAGGAATTGCGCGCCAAGATCAGGCTGTGAGGTCAGCGTCAGGCCGAGTTTCCCGACGAGGCCGGTGGCCGATACTGTCTCCAGTGTGATCACGATGAACCTGTCGTAGTTCTGCGGGGCCAACCGGGCTGCCGCAAAACTCATGTGGTTCGCACGGGTCGCTGCCGTTTGCACGGCGACGGCTGTTGCGAACAACGTCAGGTCAGTCGTGTCTGCAGGATCTTGAATGCTGTCCTCGATGCCAATATCAACAGCGCCCGTCGCACCCGTATCGAGATCGTCATTATCCATGACTAAATCGATGATGCGATGGCCCGCTGGCAACTTGACCACTCGGACTTGAAGTGCGGCATCTTCCATGCCGAGGACGGTGGTATCGAATTCCCCCCTCTGCACAGTTACCTGACCGGCTTGCGCAGAGGCAACCGCTGGTCCCTGTTTGCCGCCCATGATAGTTGCTACTGTCGCCATGATCTCTACCTCTCAAAAAAGTTGATTTCCGTTACTGGGTCACGCCCCGCTATTAGCCCGGATCAGCGGAGTAGGTATCAACGGCAATGACGCCGAAGTCCGTCGCTGTGCCTTCGATAGTGAATCGCGTTTTCTTCAGCCCGAAGATCGAAGAAGTTGAGATCACAAGCTGGTTGCCGTTATCTCTGGTCTCTTCATGCCAGTTGAAACGCAACCCGGTTCCGGGCGATCCGAACGAGATCACACTTGCCTGTGCGCCAAGGAACAGTGCGCGAGCCGCAGGTTCTGCACCACCGGCACCAGCATCCGTGAACCGAATCACACCCTTGTGCGAATGGAGCACGACACTGTTGTGCATGCCGAGACCGCCCTTGAAGATCGGGGATGACCGGCCTTCAGCAGTCGCGGCAGCCTTCTGGATTTCCAGCCAGTTGGCTGCGCCAGTAGCGGTACGCAAATCGTATGCCTGCCATGGCGACATCAGAAGAACGTAGTGTTCCTCGCCGTCGATCATGATTGGCTGAATCTGCGGTATGCCCGCCGTGCCGCCGCCCATCATAATGGCCTTGGTCACTGCACGATCGATCTCGGTCGTGGTGATCTGGTCATCATCGGAGATGGTTGCGTAGGAAGTTGCGTCGCCGCCGTACATGACATGCGATGCAGACGGGGCTTGGATCGTGTTGTTCGCAAACCCGGTGTAGGACGTTGGGAAGATGTACTCGGTGTTCGCACCGCGTGAACCAGAGATGTAGATGAACAGCAGTTCATCGAATACCCGGCCCCACCATTCCGACTGTCTGGCGCGAGCCACGCGACGCAGATCATGGATCGTGCGCTTGCGGGTCATGCGACCACCGGAATTGACGCCGCCGCGCATCTGATCGATGTAGACAGCGTCGGTGTAGAACTTGAGATCTTCTTCCGTGCCTTCCTGAATGTCATCGCCCTCAATCGGCTGTTGACGAAGCTGCATAGAAAGATCAAAAGTAATTTGTTCGCCAGCGTCGTTTTCCAACTGGGGAAGCATCTGGATCGGCATGCCCGACTCAGGTCCTACACCCATAAACTTCTTGTTGAAATACGACACTCTGGCGGTGTCCACTGCAAGAAACGCAGAGAAGCGTTTTACAGCTTTGGGGTCGTTAAGACCAACTATCGTTCGTGACATAGTGACAAACCTCCAACTGTGGTCGGTGAGCCGTCACTCTTGCGACGAACCTTAAATTCGAGGGGATCATAACCCCTCGCCCTGAAATATAACACCATCTGGCGGAAAAACTTCAACCGACACATCGTCAGGTGCATCGATCGCCAGTCTGGCGAACTTGTGGCCTCGTTTGTAGATCAACTGAACCACGACCTTCCGCGTCTCATCTCCATCCGTGATGCGCAGCTTGTGGTTGGTCGCCAGATCGACTTCCAACCGCCCGCCCCGCTCGATATCGCGGTACAACGACATCTAGTAGTTCCGAGAATCTAGGTACTTGTCAGCATCCGCCTTCGGCATTTTCGCCAACGCTGCTTCCAAGTCCATGCCCTCCAACGTATCAAGGCTTGAGAATTCGTCCTTCGCCTCTTTCTCTTCACTCGAAGCAGGGATGTCCGCCAGTGTCTGCGGCGGTGCTGGCTGCTTCTTGTCTTCGAGATCTGCTTTGATCGCATCGGCGGTGGCGTCCTTCTTGTCGTCCGCCTTGTCGTCGGCCTTGGGTTCCGGGATCTGGAACGCTTCGGCAACTGACTTCGATGCTTCCTGCAGGAACCATCGATACGATCGCCCGGCGTTGTCGTCCACGGCATACAGTTCTTCGAGCGCACCGCGCAACGCACCGTAGATGACCGGGTTCTGAAACTGCTGGTTCTCTTCCGCGAACCGCTCCACTTCCCACTGCCAATGCTGGTCAGCGATCAGGTCGTTGTTGCCCGCAACGAACTCGGCCTCGCGCTTGATCGCCGTGAGGTCTGCCATCTTGTTACTCAGGGCGCGGTTTTCTTTGGCGTGCCCGGCGTATTCAATTTCTCCGTCTTCGAGTTTCTTGTCCAGTGCTTCGATAGCGGCGTCGGTATCAGAGATTTGCTGTTCGTAGTCTTCGGGCAATCCTCTGGCAGCCAACTGTGCTCGGAACGAATCAACCTGCAAGGGTGGCGGGAGGTCGTCGTCTGCAGCGGCATCATCTGCAGCCGCAGCTTCTTTCCCGTCATCACCAGCGCCAGCGTCATCGGCACCCGCTTTGTCGTTCCCGGCATCAGCATCGTCCTTGGCATCGCCCGCCTTGTCGTCTGCCTTGTCGTCGGCTTTAAGGTCGGAGGCAGCGCCTGCCTCTTCGTCGTCGGCTGTCTGGGGAAGAACTTCCTTCTCCGAATCAGCTTTGGCACTGCCCCCGTCTGACTTGTCGTCATCCGTGGCTGCCGCTGCAGATTCCTCGTCGCCTGTTCCTTCCGCGTCGCTCTCTTCGAGCGCAGCGATTTCCTCTTCGGAAAGTCCCGCGTGGGACATATCTTCTTCTGTTACTGCCTTACCCATAGCTATCACTCCTGCGACTGCTGGTTATTGAAGAGGGCCACCACCGTTTATCGGTGGCGGCGTAGCAAGAGGTTCTAGCGGCGTGGATGACCCGGACGTGTTCGGGTCAACTTCACCACCACCCTCTTTGAAACTTGCAAACAATTCATCCATGGCGGCAGCCAACTCTGGATTGGCTGCGATCAATTCAGCGATCTCTGCGGCCTTGGCCATCGTCTCGGCTTCTGCCCGTGACGAATCGCTGAATGTTTTCGCTGTTCGTGATTCCTTGGTGCCGATGTCAGCTTCCTGATCGCGCTTGTCGCGGTCAGCCTGTTCGGCTTTCTGGTCGGCAGCGGCTTTACGCTGCTGTTCTGCGTCCGGTGAATCGGGATCGATCTGACCGTTCATTTCTCGGATGCGTCGGACCATCTCGTCTTTGCCCGGCAGATCCGACAGGTCAATGACCATGTCGAGTAATTGCAACTGAACCTCTGGGTCAAGCTGGCCCATCATGTTCATCATGGACTCGAACATTGCGAGCCTGACGGTCTCGCGGAAGTCCTGCGTATCGACAATGAAATCAGCCATGCTTTTGGTGATGTCATTCTCAACCGACTGCGAACCGTCGTTGGCTTGCATCGGCATGTTGATGTTCTCGAAAACCTCTGCGCCTTTTTCGTCCGTGATGCGGATGACCTTCGGCTCAGAGTAATACTGTTCGATCAGGGCGAGTTTCTTTTCGCCGTGAATCTGGATTGCAAAACGAAGGTTGTCGAACAGATCTGCGGTAACGACCGAGCCTTGCGTCTGCCGCAGGCTGATGGCGCTTCCTGAGATCGCGTTCGTGACTTCCCCTCGGTTTTCCTCGGTCACACCCGATGAGCCTTCGAGGAACTGCATGTCCTGAACCATCAGGTTGACGTGCTCGCGGGCCAGCGTCGTGTCGGAATTGATCTCCAGTTCCGAGCCACGGTTTTTCTTGATGATGCCGTCCGGGCGAGCGACCTGTTCTTCCAGTTCGTCCCAGTCTTCGACTGCGTCGTCGTCTGCGATCACCTGTTTCGTTGACAGGATGTGCAGGGCTTTCGAGCGGCGCTTGTTCAGATCTTCCTGCGGATCTCGCATGTTGCGGATCACACCGTAAGGCTGGTTGTCGCGATCGCGTTTGAACGCATAGATCGGCGTGAACGGAAACTTGTCGTGCCGATACGGTGAGCCAGTGTCCTGAAGCATGCCCTTGTTGCAGAAAATCGCGACCCGGACTTTCATGCGAATCGCGTTGTACACCGACGCGAAGCCGTTGTTGATCAATCGTTCCTGACCCGGCGAACGCTGCTGGCCCAGTTCCATGCCGTTGGCACGCATCAACTGGTTGCGCAGTGGCTCACTCATCATCGGGCTGATGTTGCTGCGTAACAGTTCGACTCGCTCAGTGTGTCGGTACCAACACTCGATCAGCCTTACCCGCTTGCGGCGGATGCCGATGTGAAACGAATCCTGAAACATTGCGCGGCCCGACTGGATGGTGGTCGAGCCGGGTGTGAACGCGTGGTAGAGACCCGTGAAGCCGAGGTCATCGTCTTCGGTGAACGAGAACAGGTCATGCGATACCGCTGCCTGCCTGATGATCTCTGCGCGTTCCGGGAACATGGTGATCGCGATGTCTTCGTCCACCCACTTGGAGCGGAACAGGAACCGCGAATCAGAGTTGTCAGGTTCCTTGGCGAGTGGATCGTTCCACATATTTCGCCACGACTCCCAACGATCGAACAGTGGTTCCTTGGTCGGGTCGGAACGGATGCCGCATTCAAGCCAGCCGACGCCGACTTTCGTGCTGTCAGCAAACGCCATCGAGCGGTGGAACGGCGCGTGGTTCACGTCGTCCGTGAACTTCATCAACTTGGTTTTGGTTTGCGCTGGCTTCTGGTCGTCGGAGTTGCGGCCATGCACTTTGAAATCTACACGGGTGCGTCGCTCGGTGCCGAGTATCCAGCGGATGTGCTGCTGGATCTGGTTGAATACAAGCGGTGCCTGACCGCGTTCGCGGAGGACTTCTGCATCATCGTCCCGCCATTGAAGTCCGTCAAAAAAGTCTGCGTCTATCGTTTGCTCAAACCTGTTGTCCGAGGCTGATGTGCGCGCTTCATTCCACCATTCTTTCAGCACAGCCTCACGCTTCTTCGCGTCTTCGCTGTCGAGCGGATGAACGGTTTCTTTCTCGATGGGCGTATTAAGCGGACGCAACTCGTAAGGTACGTGTTCCTTTACTACCCCGATTTCGATGTCAGGCACCGATAAACCCTCTTAGCTGACGAACTCTGACAGCGAACTCACGATGCCACTGAACAACGCATCTTTCGCCTGCTGTGGGGCAGGCAACTGATCGTATGGCACAAGGTTCGGATGGATCAGGTTTTCCCGGTCCAATGTTTCCCCAGCTTCGTACCCGTCGGCGTACATATCCTTGCACCAGTTTTCGTGCATCTCTTCCGGCGACGGGGTCTCTTTTCGTAGCGCGAAACAAACTCCATTCAGGATTCGTTCGCGATCTGTGTTCGGCAGGCAATCCCATGTCGGTGAAACCGGGTCGCCGTTAACAATTTGCATCATTCGGCCAGCTTCGTGTGCGATCAGCGCAACTTGATTGATATCCATTAAGCGTCACCTCTGGCGAGTTCGGACGGATGCGGTGCGACTTCACTGAACCCTTCCGTGCTGTTGATGGTTGTCCCTTCCAGTTCGGCACCTACGGCGATCTGTTCATCACCGATCGTCAACATGCCTTCCACTTCGCCAGATGATTTCTGCTGATCGATTTTCATCGGCTTCATGTTAATCAGGTCTTCGAGGCAATCCATAATCCCCTCGGCTATCCTGAACCGCGTCTGGATATCGTTGCCAAGGCCGAGCATCGCCGCAATTTTCGACGACGCATGTACCATGTATTCGCTGTGTCCGCTGCCCGGTGAGGCAACGTCATCGACGTATTTCCAAGCAGATTCCTGCGTGACCACCCATGCCCTGCGCCGGATGCTCAGAAAACGATGCGCCCGAATCACCAGTGCAGGTTCTTCGTTCACATACTGAAACAATATCTCGAAGTCTCCGAACTTACGGGACTTCACTATCGTCGGGTGAATTTGCACGGTGGCTCGCCTCACCCTTCGTTCGTCTAGCTGTGTGGTTCGGATCTTATTGTTTTCGCGCCTGATCCTAGCGCCGCTATCGTGCCACGCGCAGAGGCTGTTGGCAAAGGTCCCGTCAGACGGTGCGCCAGTTCGTGGCTTTGCGGCGTTTGCTCTTGACCTGCGACTTAGCTTTCCAGCCGACGGCGAAGGTCTCGAAACTCTTCGATGGGTGCGAAGCCCAGTCGTGGTGGGCCTTGCTCTTGAAGGTTCCGAGTTTTTCGTCCCACTCTTTTCGGTAATGCTCCAGACCTTTGATCAGATCCGCGCAGTTGGTCTGGTCGATCCAGCATGTCGGCAACACGTTGCGCACAGCCTCGACGCCGTCCATCTCGTCCTCGATGCGGGCGACCACTCGCAACGGACGCAGCCCCAGTTTCTGCAGCGTCTCGCGGCGTGACACGCCCGTGCCCATTTCGCGCACCTCGACATCGTGCGGCAGGAAGTGCTGCCCGTAGGTGTACGGTTTGTCCTGCAGGTGCTTGACGTAGTGAGACAGCGACTCGCCAGTGTTCGAGTAGTAATCGATGAAACGGTTTTCCATGCCGTATCTCTGATGGAAGCAAATACAGGTTTCGTCGTTCATCCCGAGATCCCAAAATGTATTTACGGGAAGTCGCGGCTCATAAGGCACGCGACAGATGTGCTTCTCCTGTCGCAGCCAGTTCATCTGCTGCTTGTAGAACGCACCCTCGATGCTGGCGCGGAACGCTTCGTCTGGTGTGGACGGGTACTCACGCAACATGAACTCGCCCTGCTCGGCGCGCTTCTTCACGTACCACAGCCGCTGACCCAGATCGATCTTCTGGCCGATCTCCGCTTCCAGCTTGAGGAAGTACGTCAGGTCGTCGCGAGTCATGATCACGCTGTCCTTCGCGGACTCTGGCAGACGGTACTGGTTCTCACGCCACCACGGGAAGAAATGGAACCGCCAGTCGAGCGTGGTCGGGATCAGCCCCATGCGCTCGTTGTTGCGCGCCTCTTCGCAGATCTCATGGAAGTGACCGAACGCACCTTCGGCAGTTGATTCGATCGTGACTGACTGACCTGCTTGGACTGTGTTCAGGGCACCCGTGCGCACCTCGGCAGCTTTCTCAGGATACTTTGCGCACAGCTTTCCGTACTCGGAGATGTGCAGGTAGTTCAGCGTTCCAGAACGCATCGATGTGCCGACGCGGATGCTGGAGTGATTCGAGAACATATACTCGTTGCTGGTGTCCTGCGTAGGGTGCAGGAAATTCTTGATCTGATCGGGCAGGTGCTCGAACGGATACTTGACCTTGGTTTGGAAAATTACTTTCGCGTCGTCGCGAGTGTGGGCGATGATGCCGCAGCGGGTGTCAGGATAGAAGGCAGCGTTATCAAGTAACAGGATGTCCAGAAACGTCGTCATCCCCAACTGTCTCGCCTTCAGGATCACGTTCATAAACCAGAAGTTTTCCAGCAGTTCCTGCTGCGCCCAGTTGAGACGGAAGCGGACCTGCTCGCCCTTCTTGTCCTGAATCAAGTACAGGTTGTTCAGACGCCAACCCTGATCCTGAAACTGGTCTGCCAGTTGCGCTAACTGTGTTGAGTCTTCCAATGGTCGAGCCTCCCCGCGATTGTGCAACCAAGTCCATCAGTTTGGCCACACCATCGGTGTCGATCTTGTCTTGCTGGAACAGGCCAAGGATACGCGCTAACGAATCGATTGCACCCTTCTTGTCAACAAACTTCACACGCGTCGTGGTGCCGATCGCCACCCGGTTGCTACCGCGCCCTTCGTACTCGGTGAAAACATCCAGTTGCGCGATCGCTTTGCGAGCGGCCTGCGGTACTTCATGGATCGTTCGCAGCCTGCCGTCTTCATCGAACAGGTCAGCCGGGTCGAAGAATGCGATGCACGCGAGTTCATCGAGCAGGTGTTGTTCTTTGATCTGGCTGTTGCGACGCAGTCGCTGGCGACGCAGGTACATATACGCCCGCACCGTTTTGTTTTGCATCAACCGGCTGGCTGCCATGGGCACGTTCTTGTCAGCGCCGTTATACCCGGCCTTCTTGTACGCGTTGTACCGATTCTCGTCCGGGTCGGCGAGCATGTGATCGCAGAATCTGCGCTGCTTCGCCGTCAGGCCAAACTCGTCCACGGGAATACCGTTGTACGAGCCTTTTTTCTTGGCCCCTTTACGCTTGAACTGAACTTCCTTCGAGTTGGCTATGCCGCCCATCTGTCTCTCGTAACGTGATCAGAGTCTGTTGTTCGCGCTTGGTTTTCACGCGGGTCTGGTGGTAGCGAGTATGCCTTATCACCGCTGGCGTGTCGTCCGCCAGAAACCCCAACTTTACCAGACCGTCGATGATCGGCTTCAGGCCACCTGTCAGGTTGTCTTCATCGAGTAGCTTTATGCCGCGCCGCTCAATCTCCAGCGAGCAGGTTTTCATGGGGGTCCCGAACAGGCCAAAGCCGCAGTGGCGGATCGACGCGTGATGCAACCGCGTGAGCCAGCCCGATTTTATCCGGTGGTATTCACGCCACGACTTGAACGTCCATTGGTTGGGCGAGGGGGTCGGGACGAAACAGGTGATGTGGAGGACGCGTTGCGGCTTCGTGTGGAGTTGGCTGATGCCGGTCTCTTCAGCTTTGCCGCGAGATTTCCCGCGAACGCTTCCACGCGTTCTTCCATTTTTTTTGCTGCCGCTATTATTGCCCTGCGTCTTTTTTCGCATCCGCTGCATGCCATTACTTCTTCACCTTGTCAGGTGGGCGCGGAAGTTTATTCCGCTTGAACTGATTCTCGACAGCTTTCATGATCCGCGCATTGAACTCCTTATGCTGGCGGCGTCGTCGCGCTGCCGGGTTCTCCGGGACCTTGAGTTTTGGCGGCGGTTTTACTTCAGTTTCTGGCACCGGCTGCCACCCTGCGCCGCTTGCCCTTGGTGCGGGCTTTGATCCGGTCGAGGATCACCTGACTGTTCTGACCAGAGGCCAGTTGGCTGATGTCTCTTGCGGACGCGTCCGGTGGACGCGGCAACTTGTTGAACAATTTTTTGGCATCTCCGGTAGGCATATCATTTTCTCCTTTCGCGAGCGCGCTTACGTGCAGCCTCGCGGTCTTTTTCAACTTGCGACTTCGGCTTTTTGGCGGCAGGTGGCCGCAAGATTTTCAGTGCATCGAAAATGTTCTTGGTCGGTTCCTCTGGCTTGTCGTCAGCCATCAGAACGATCCATGGACTCTGCGGGGCAACTTGCCGCCAGTACCCGCGTCGCTCAAAGTTTCGGACGGGAAGAAACGATTCTGGAATGCAACGCGGGTCGGATCGGCATCGCGGCTCTCCTGCGTGCTCCCGCCTTTCTTGAAGAATCGATTAAACGCGGCCTTGGTAGTTGGGTCGGCCTGATTCGGCACGCTGAAGCCTGATAACGGATCACTCACGCTATCGAAGTTCGCGCCCTTCTGCGCGACAGCGTTTTCACTCAACCCGCCGATGCCAGCGCCCGGCGCGAGCAGCGCCTGTTGATCACCGGCAGTGTCGCGATTTTCACCACGGTCTGGTGCAGTCACCAAGTGCCGGGCAGCTTCCTGCACGCGAGAAGGATCTGGTGGGGCTTCGCGGCGGGCAGGTGGTCGGCGCTGTGCGGCGGTGCGTCCGCCTGCAGATCCGCGTGCTTGGAATTCGGTGCCTGTGCGTAGCACATCGCTGCCTGCCGCCTGATCACGAAACGATCTGCGAACGACGCCGTCGCCCTCGCCCCGAATCTGTCCGAACGTCTGGTTCCTGACCGTGCCGTCTTCGGCATCGGAGTCACGTTTCTGGGTGCGTCGGATCGCCATGATTATTCAGCGGAAGCCGACACGACAACAATGATCGGGCTATCGGGAGTGCGCATGTGCGAGCGCGGGGGTAGATCGGTTGCCATCGTGTCGGTCCCTAACCTGATGAACAAAGGTCACGGCGAGGGTAGCGCAGATCAGCGAGACGGTCTACCAGATAATCCGCAAAAGCCTTTCTTGTCCGGCCCCACTGCTCCAGACATCCAGTCCCAGTGCATGCAGCGCGCACCAACGCAGTACGAACCTTCAAACGGTTTGCGCCGTTCAGGATGGCGATTCACCGCAGTCACTGCCGGGCCTTCAGGCTGGGGCGAGTTCGGTTGCTGGTCCGCCGTGGTAATGATCGACGCGATGCGCGTCTCAGGGCACCAGTTTTCTGCTGCCCGTTTTTCTTGAATCGATTGCCCCATGATGTTCTCCGTTAAATTTTGTCGATGATCTTTTGAACGAGATCGTTGAATCGGTTGTCAAGTTTATCCACGTCTTCTTCGTTCTCTTCGACGCCTGCTTCCACGATGACGATGCGCGTCTCATGCTCCTGCACCTGACTCGCGGCCTTCGAGCCTGAACTGAGCGCGATCTCGTCACGCGCAATGGTGCGCACATACTGCTCGCCTGCGAAATAAAACACGGCACCCAGAGCGACGATGATCGCCGTTACTGGCGCGGCAAGAACCTTGGCAGCATCAATGTATTTCTTCATCGGTCTGCTCCGGTAGCAATGCCTGCAGTTCCTGTTTCAGTCCCTGTCGTTCGCGAGCGCGTCGTTCTGCCGCCGCACCCTGCGCGTTGAGTTGATCCTGCAGCGCCGCGATCGCCTCGGCGTTGTCGTACACGGTGGACGAAGCCTCTTCGGCCCGTGCATTTATTTGCAGTTGCCCCTGCGCGACGGCTTCATCGACAGCGCGCCGAGCGTATTCGATCTCGCTGATGTAGCGCCGCTCCATGTAGTCAACGCAAAACCGTTGCCGCTTTCTGCCGGTGACTTCAAACCCAATAGCATTCCTGAATTTCTTCGAGCCACATTTCAGCAGGGCGCGCACCTCGGCATCGGCTTCCGCTTCGGCTAGTTGCGACATCCAGCAGTCGTTGTTCAGGTAATGGAAGCCGAGAAACCCGCCTGCACTGCCACCCGCACCACCGCCCTGCGCACCACCGAAGCAACCACTTGCCTGCGGGAACGTGGTGCTGAACGCAAAAAAATTCGTTTCGTTGGTTGTGTTGATCGTGTTCTCAGTTGATGGGCTGAGAATGCCGCCCTGTCCACCAGCGGATTGCGCGCCGACTTCACCGCCGCCCGCTTCGCCGAATAGCGAGACGTTGTTCTCGACGGACTGGTTCTGGGTTTGCTCGACGGACTGTGTCTGGGACGCGTTCTGTGTGGAGTCGTTGCCGCGATGGGGAGGTCGGTTGTCCGGTGGCGTGGCCAACGCCGAACTTGCTACCAGCAGGATTGCCAAGCCGATCGTTCGCATGTCTATCTCCAAGTTACCTTCAGGCTGGTTCTACTCCCGGATCGCCGAGAAATTTCACTTCCAGTGTCACGCCGGTTGTCGTTACCCGAATGTCCACTTCTGCCACTTCGCCCTTGAGTATGATCGGTGAGTCGTCGCTTTCCAACCCTGCCTTCACCAGCGCGGCTGCCTCGATCTTCGTGAGTTTCAACAGCATTATTCGTCTCCCCGTCTAGCAAATACTGAAAAATACTTGGTACTGGATCGCGTTTTCCGGGCGCGATACCCCTGTCGATGTTTGACCTGATGCGCTCGATCTCCGCAACGAAAAGTTCGCACTGCCGCTCAGTCAGCCCTTTCGGCGGCTCCGCTTCCTCCGTTAGTTCCGGCTTGTCTTTCACTGGTCGGTTCCATGGTGATCTCATGCAGCCTGACGTGTTCGGGCGATCCCTTGACGCCGAGGACACGGATGCGTCTTTGCTCCCATGGCACTTCCGCGAACGACTTGCCGCAGGGACCGTCGTGGCATTGTGAGCAGAGATACCACCCTGCTGTAAAGATCTGCGTGGTGTACGGCACCCACCACATGCCGCAGGTCCCGCACTTCTCCGCGTCCGGGTGCGGCAGCGTATAGCGGACGAGGGCTGAACTTTTCCTAGCTGTCGAGTCCATGCGCCGCGATTTCAGACTGTGCTTGTTTGATCGCCAAGTGCGCGGCGACCCCGCGCTGCACGCCCATCTGCATGAGCATCAATGCGCCTTGGTGGGAAATCCCGGAATCTTCCGCGAGTTGCACCGCGTGGCGCGACATCCAGCCGACCATTGCCATGATGGCGTCGGCGTTGGTTTCTTCGTCCATGACGAAACCGAACTGTTTGTGCAGCGCAGCCACCAGCGCCTCAACACGATCTGGCTGACACTGCTCTGAGATTGCCAGCCACAGCTTCTCGGCTTCCGCCACGTTGGTGGCAAGCATTTCTTCAACTGTGAATGGTGCGTTCATCAATTACTCCGGGTCGCCATCCCCAGACGGTTTTATAAATGGTGCCACATAACACTCGGCGGCAGTGACCACTGTAAACCCTTCAACGCGCTTCGCATAATTGTCGCACAGCATCTTGATACGCTTTTCGTGGTCAGGACCGAGTGCTGCCACGTCTTTGATGTTGTTGAACATCAGCGTTAACAAATCATGCGCGTCTTCGGAGACGACGCAGATCGGTGGCCTCATTTTCCCGATTTGAAATCTTGACATGCTTGCCTGATCAGGTCGATTTTTGCGCTTGCGAATTCAGATTGCCCGGACTCGACGGTGGTGTGGAGTTCGCCTAGCCAGCGATCGAGTTGATCGAGGAAACTTTCGTCTCCGTTCTGCAGCGTGACGCGCCAGTCGTTCAGCGAGATCATGTAGGTCATGGTTGCATCTGCGGCGATGGGTACCGTGAACCACACCTCACCAGCAGGCGTGCAGTCTTCGTCCATCAGTTGCAGGCCGGTTTTGGTGGTGTAGACAGCCTTCACTCTTGCGCCGCCTTCTCAGCCGCTGCGAGTTTTTCTTTGGCCCACTCGGTGCAGGCGACGTGTCCGCCTTCCATGATCATGCTGGCGATCGCAACTTCGTTGAGCCGAAGCGTATCGACATCACGCGCACAATCTTGGAATCGCGTCGCCAGTGTGCCGAACACCACTGCGCCGTTGAAGTTCTTTGCTGCCATCATGGCCTTGGCGCGCTGCCGCAGAGTCAATGCCAGTTGCGCGTAATCCATGGTGGCCAGATTCGCACGTTGGCCCCCGCCGTTTGATTTTTCGTTCATCCTGCACTCGCCAGCGCATTCTTCTGCGGCAGGTCCATCAGTCGAGCCGACGCCTCGGCGAATTCCCCTCGGTCCACCGCGACGCCGACCCGGATCAGGCCGCGAACCATTTCTGCTTCACGGACACGCCCAACATTTCTTAATTTATTTGCCAGAACGCGATACTCGTTCCAGTCAACGTATTCTTTTTTCGCCATTTCGTTCCCGGTATTTCTGCATGTCGATAAGTTCCCCGGTGTTGGCATCGACCTCTGTTTGCCTGCACACCGGGCAGCCGTGTCGCGCAGCGATGCGTCGAAAGTGACGCTCCATGTTTCGTTCCCCCAACAGTCCGCAAATAACCATGCCCAGCACAATCCCACCAGACGCGGACAGCAAGCACAGCAGTGCGGTTGTCATGGCGCTTTACGTCCCGGTTACATCCACGGTCACACCCGTGATCGGCTCAAGATCGCCGAGCGGAACATTGAACGGCGCAATGATCGGTTGATGCGGCTTGTCCAGCACAAGGTCGTACAGGACTACCTCGAACTCGTAGTCGCCACCCGCGACATTCGGGAACGATGCCTGCGCCGGGTCCGTACCCGGCACGACCTGCGTCGGGGTGAAGTCGGGCGCAGCCGATGCCTTCATGCCGATACGAGTCTCGAACTCATCACCGCTTGCCGCCTGCCCGTCTTTGCGTGCAGTCGGATTCGTCCACTTTAACAATACATTTCCTGACATAACTGTTACCTCGACGTTTGTGAGTTTATCTAATGGCGGGCCTTTGCCCGGCTTCGGTTTCTTGCGTAACCCTACTGCTTCCAGAAGCCGCCGCCACATGCGTTTGATTAGTTTCCACATGCGGCGAATACGGCCACCAGTTCCTGCCCCTGATTGTACGGGGTGACCGCCGATCTCGGTATCTTGTATGCAAGCACTCCGTTGTCGTCACGCATGCCGACCGATGCCGAGCATGTAACGTCCGCCGTCACAGTGCCAATGTCGAGCAGAACGAGCGCGTCTTCACTGGTGATAATGATGTACGCCTTTTCCCCGGCGATCGCCACGCCGCCCGGCGGTAGCGGCAACACATCGCTGATCGACTTCGTCGTTTCGTTGGAGTAGTCCGACTCGTTCGGCGGCTGCTCGTCATCGAATGCAGTGACGACAAAAAACCAGTCGCCTTCCGTGAGGTCAGCGACTGTATAGGTGACCGCGTCGGGATCATTGATCGTGTGATTGGTTGGATAGTTGCCGGACGTTGCGCCCCAGTACACGATGAATCCACCGGGATCATCGTAGGGTGTGCCGTCTTCGTTCTGGGTTGGTGCAGTCCACGATAAATCGGCTTGGCCTGCCATGGCTTGTGCTGCGAACAGCAGCGTCAAGAGAAGAAAGTTTTTCATGTCTCGGTGTCCTTCGCGCCCGCCTGAACGCGGCGAAACGCATCTGTTACCCGGTAACAAATATGCTCCCGTGCATCTTCCGGGTCAAAGTACGATTGACAGGGGCACACTTCGCCGCACGGGAACGTGGTGATGTCAGTGGGCTGAAGGTAGCCGCACTTCTCGGCAAGGGTCTGGATCTCGCCGCCATCCCAGTCGTTGAGGTCGTCATAGCCGTCACCGACGACGATCTTGTCGATGAATTGGCACATCGCCGCGTAGTCGGCTTTGCTGATGCTGATCTGATCATCAGGCATTTTTTATCTCTCCCCCAGACGCCGAACTATACACGGCAACTTCGGTTGCACCAAGCGAGATAGTCGGCGTTGTAGAAGCCGATCAGTTGGGTGGCCATGGTGTAGTCGCGATCGAACGCTTCGAGTGTTTCATGGCTGTTGAAATGCGGGATTTCGGTGGTGCAGGTCAGGCCCGTGCGTTGCACCATGCGCGGCCACTCGATGTCGAGTTGTTCGGTGCGCACCACGGTCGGCGGCGGGCAGTTCGGCAACGCCTCGGCGGCTTGCAAGGTTTGCGGTCGCAGGTGCTCGTCCTCGATGTCGTTGGGGAAGAACGTCGTCAGGTGCGCAACGAATTCCGGGAACGGGCAGCCGGGCACGAAACCCAGTTTTCTGAAGCGGCCATACACTGGCGTCTCGTTTGCTTGGTTCAGGTGATTCCATGCCGACACGGTGCGCGCCAGCGGATGGCGGATGAACACGTAGGTGTGATCGGGTTCCGGCCACGCCAGTCGATTCTTTCCCCGGCCACGCAAAACTTTTTCGTTGGCTCCGGTGTTGCTGCCGCGATTGATGGCTTGCCCTGCATCGGTACAGAACGCGTTCACGATAGACGTGTGCGCCGACTTGTTGAAAGCGCAGATGCGTACTCCATCCCGTTGCAGGACATGCGGCATCAGACAAGCCCCGCGTTTTCGAGTCGGGCGAGTTCGCTGGTCAGAAACGTCATCTGCTCCTGCAGTCTGGCAACCTGTTGATTGATCGCTTCCATCGCGCAATGCGGCGAGACCTGTTCGTCTTTTTCGTTGCGCTCGATGGTTTTCGGCTGTGCGCCGACCAGTCGATCGTTGAATCCGTCCAATCGGCGCGCTGCGTCCTGCGCAATCATGGTTTGCTCGGCGAGTTGTTTTTCCAGTTGGCTAAACCACGATTCTCGAACTTCATCTGCTGCTGCTGCGGTCATTCCACCGTTCATTTTTTTCTCCTGTTGGCTTTGCGGGATTGCTTCGCAATTTTTTGGCGTTTGCGTTCGCGTTTTTTCTGATTCTTGAACCACGGTGCGCCGAAGGTGTCTTCACCGACTTGGTTGCGGGCTTTATTTTTGCGGCTGGTTCCACCCATGGTCAGGCTCCGGTTTGTGTATCCATTGTGGCTACAAAATACCAGAAACTTCCGAAATGACCCCCTGAAACGGAAGTTTCCGGTATTTCTTGGCGCTCAAAAAGGAATATCGTCGTCGAATTCGGCTTCGGCTTGCTGGGATTGCTTGGGCACGTAACTCGCGGCCATTTCCGCAATCAGTTTTTTCGCCAGATCGTCGTGCGGTTTGCCGTTTTTCATCGCGAGCATGCACTGGTTCAGCGCGGTTTCGACATTCGGCTCCAGTTTCAACCCGGACTGTGCAGAACGCGGTGCAGACTGCTCTTTGCGCTCGCCGCAGGTGTCGAAATGCGACGTGTGCTTGTTGCGATCGTAAATTTCATCGCCCGCCTCGTAGGTATCCGCATCGACCGGCATGCGTTTGCCCTTGTAGGTCCCGATCCAGACAATATCCGCCTCGCACCTGTTACACGACTCGATGTCACCCTGATTTTTCGCCATTTCTCACCTCCCAGTGCTCCAAAACCTTCCGGGCGATCATGTTGCCGTCGCTGTTGCCCAGATGCGGCCCGTTACCAAGACGCGCAAGCTGGTTTAGCGCAATTTCGTAGTCCTTAATCTTGTCGTGCAGCAGTTCGATCACGTCCTGCAGTGTCTGTGCGAGTTCAAGTGCTTCCGCACCGTCCCAACGAATTTTCGCCACCCGTTCTGCCACCATTTTTTTATCAAGTTCCGTCACTACCCTCTCCTGTCAGTGGACGACTCGCAACTTCGAGAGCCGTTAAGATTTCGATTTTTATTGGCAGCCGTTTGCGGTAATTTCGCGCCAGTTCCAGCGCGTATTTTTCCCACTTCGCGTATTCCGGGCAATCGTCCAGACACAAGCCGTGATCAATACCGTCGAGCATCTTCACCGTGAACGTCGTCGCACCCTCTGGCGCTCGCTCCAGTTGCACCACCAGATCGGTGATGATCTGCACGGCTTCATCGAGTCGTCCTGCGATCGCGTTCATGACAAGTACAGTCAAAAACATGCTGCTGTCCATCTTCGCCGTCTGGGCACGAATCGCATCCGGCAACTCGGCCAGCGGTATGGTCTGTAAATCAGGTTCCGACATCAGCTTTCCCCCACTCAAAAACAGGCACCTTGTGACCGTCCTCGCTGATCACCTCCGTGGTGTGAATCTGCAACAGCCCGCCCAGCGTCCAGTCGCAACCACGACCCTCCACCCACCTGCCAATGCACGAAAAATAAAAAACCGTGTCAGGATTCTCCACCTCGGCATCAACAAAATCCTTCAGCGTCTGCGTCTCATGACACGACGCACATTCAAACACCCAGTCCTTCACCTTCTCGCCGAATTTTTCTACAGCTTCAGCCTTCCACTCGTCCAACGAGATCTGCCGACGCTCCCGAACCTGCTTGATGGGTTCACTCGCCATTTTTTATTCTCCTATCGGTGCGGAACCGCCTCGCGAGCATATTCCGGTTTGTATTTGTAGCCGCCAGTCACATCATCGATCGACAGCCATGGCCCCTCGTACCGCTGGACGACCTTTCGGTAGACCCAACAGAAACGCTGCAACCGGATCTCCCCGGCCAGCCACGCCTGCCCCTGTCGCGTTAGCTGCCACCTGCCGCCCTTGCCCGAGTCGTCGGAAATTTTTTTGACCAGATCCCAGTACGCCAGCTTGGCAAAATTCGTGTACTCGCCCTTGCTGAGACCGATCGACGCGATCTCCTGCGGACCCAGCCCACCCTTGCCCAACTTCCACAATCCACGCACCAGACCCTTGGCCAGACCGTGTTTGTATTCGACCAGCTTCGCCCCGCACTCCGGGCACAACGGATTATCGGACATCACCTGTCCCGCCATTTTCAGAAAACGCCCGCCGCATTATATGCAACCTCGGTTGCGACTGATAGCTGTACGACTAAAACCGTCAACTGGGGGAGAACCAACTGGTTGAAGGATCAAATAACAAGCAGGCGGGTCCCTCCGCCAAGGGGTACCCCCCCAGCCCTTGGGACTCCTACGCTTCAGCCTATAAGACCCCCCGGTGGCTGGTGGCACCGTGTCCCTGTCAGCAGGCAGCAGGCTGTGGGCTGTGCGTATAATGGCTATTGAGTTAAATAGGAACGTAAGCCCTTGATAAATAAAAGATAAGGGGGGTCGTGTCCTGCTGGCTGTGTGTTGTTGGCCACCCCACCACGCGTAAGTCATTGATAGTACGTGTGTTTGTGCGCCCAGAAATCTCATGAGATGCGCCACAATAGGGGGATACATGCCCATATCATCACACCTCACCCCCATCAGGCTCATGGTCCAATGCGCTGATAGCCTTACTGCTTATGGCCTGTAGCCTGTGTGTGCTGTCCGTATCCAGTTCATGTTGGGTGAGCAGGGTGCTGGCCTGCTGCTGGTCTCCGACTAGGTACACCTTGCTGGGTGTGTCGTAACCTGCTGATTTGTTTCCTGTTTCATGGGAGCCGGGCAGGTAGCGGGGCAGGCTGGCGGGTGGCCGTATAGAGTACGTCTGGTACAGGGGCATCCATTCCTTCTTGAGCCACTGTAAGTCGTTGATATTGCACATACAAATACGAGCAAAGCCGCCCATGGCCAGCACACAGGCCGGGATCAGGGGATCGTCGAAGGCCACGGATCTGGCCTGACCGTGTTCCCGTGCGGCCTTCAGGACCTTCTGCCATGCGGCTTCGGCCTTGTCCTGCGGGCTTCCCTCGATGATGGCGAGCAGGTCGGCGGGTGTGGGCATGAACCGGCTGGCCTTGATGTGGTGAGCCACTGCGGCCTGTACGGCGGGCAGTGGGTACGGTTCGAGAGTCTGCCACCACAGGGCGATCGCCTGCTGGGTGACTTCCTGCCGGTAGACTTCCGATGCTGCGATCAGGGCCATGGCGAAGGCTTCGCGGTCACTATCCTGCATCGATGAACCTCTTCGCGGCGGCGACGTTTTTGCTGGTGCGTTCGTTGGTCTGGCTGATCGGATAATCCTCGGTCCACAGGCCAGCGTCGGCGGCTAGAAAAAACTCGGCTCGCTTGATGAATTCCGTTCCGATTTTCCCGGCTGCCTGTTGTTGGTCCCGGTAGCGTCTCGCCCCGGACATGATGTCGGCCCAGCCGACGCCTGACGCGACCAGTTTGGCTGCTTTGACTTTGGCCTTGGACCAGCCCTGCGTGCCCTGTCGTTCTGGGTACGTTGCCCTGAAGGCGTCCCACATCGACTCGCTGATCGGACCACCTGATCCGGTAGGTGTGGGTCTGGGTTTTAGTTTCTGTGTGGGTGTGGGTGTGGGTCTGGGTTTGAGTGGCATGCTTGGAGCAGTGCTTGGAGGTGTGCTTAGTGCATTGCTTGGAGCACTGCTTGGAGCAGGGTGCTGTGGGGCATCTCCTGAACCCGTCCCGGACAGTTCACCGTCGTCTGTGGGTTCCAGCGTGCGGCCATGTCTGGCGGCTGCGGCCTTGCGTGCTCGGGCTGTATTTTTCTCGGCCTGTTCGAGCATCGCATCGCGGATCAATTCGAGTCTGGGGTTTCGACCATCGGGGAATTTCGGTGCGAGTTTCGCGCTGTGCTTCGGCCATGATTTTGCGATCATCACCATGGCGTCGGCGTCGTCGATCGGCACGTCGCCGTTGAGCCACTGAAAGTTCAGCAGTCGCAAATATGCGCCGCATTGTTCGTCAGTGAAAGTGATCGTGCTGGCTGTGAAATCCGCTGCGTAAAATTGAAACCATGGCCTGAGATTCGAGCCTGTTTTGTGTCCCACCGATGCACACTCCCGATTGCATTTCGCGTTTGTTTTTTCTGTTGCACATCACGCTAACCCGAAGCGCGATCCGGCAAGCGATCGGCTGGCACAATTACCTCGCCGAGCAGTTCGTCCTTGGTGACCTGATGGCCTTTTTGCTGGGCACGTTTTGCGACCAGTGCAGCGTATCGATCGGCCATCTGAAACGGGAGCGCGCCGCGCTGATACCACTTGTCCACCGCCTGTCTGGTGACACGCCAGCCGAGCCTGCGGCTGATGTAATCTGCCACGTCCTGACGCGTGCCAATGGCGGCGATTGCACGCTGTGTTTTTGTCAGTGTGCTGGTGTCGTTTTCCATCTTGAAATTCCCCCGTGATCGGACTGCGAAATGTACACGCGATCGTCGCGGCTGGCCAGTTTTATCGTCAACCGGGCTGTGCATAAAGCTGTTGAAAAGCTGTCAACTGGTGTCCCAAAAACGTGCGCAGATTCGGCCTGATTCGATCGATTGCCTGATCCAGTAGCATTTATTTTCAAGCGCGAGACTGTTGGGCTGTGGGCGTTGTGGCCCGGACCTGATCCAGTACCCTGCAACTGGGGTTGACAGGAACGCGTTCTGGGCAGTATGGTCGCAAGCGACCAAAACGCAAACGCAGAAAGGAGAAAGGAAATGTCTATTACTAGCGCAAAAATCCGCGAAGAAAATTCCCGGCTGGTTGTTGACGCTGTCGTTGACGGTGTCGAGCAGAACGGCTGGGTGATTTACGAAGGCACCAGCATCGACCATGAACTGGCGGCGCTCGACTACCTGACCAGTGCAGGCGTCAAGCTGGCCGACATCGATCTGGAGGTGAACTGAAATGGAAAACTTCACCGTGTTTTATTTCGACGACGACCTCAACAGGCAGATACTTCTGGTCAGTGACACCGACGCCGAGTCGGCTGAACAAAAAGCGATCGATCAGGGTCTCGATGTTGACTACGTCAAGCAATCGGAGGTGAACTGAAATGGACGGTTTAGTTTTCGGATTGATCGACAACGGCGTGCTGATTCTCGGCGCGTACACGGGTCTGGAAATCGATCGGCTGTTCAACGGTCGCGGCGCACTCGGTGCCGTGATCGGTGCAGGCGTCGGCAACACAATCAGCGACGGTCTGGGGGCGGCACTTGATCCGACTCTCAACGGCGCACTGATCGGCATCATCGCCGGTTGCATCATCCCGCTGTTCGCCATCCCGGTGATCGAGTGGTTCAAGGCCAATCAGGCCAGCAGAAAGGAGCAAGGACAATCATGAAACAGACAGCACAATTTGCGCAGGCCACGCCTGCAGTTTTACTTCAGTCTCTTCGAGCATGCGTGCTCGCAAAACGCCCTGCATTTACTTGGGGCAATCCGGGCATCGGCAAATCAGATCTGCATCGCAGGCTGGCCGATGATCTGGGCCGGGAGATTTTGGACCTGCGTGCATCGCAGTGGGACGCCGTCGATACTCGCGGCATTCCGCACGTCATCGAACGCGACGGCGAGACGGTCACACGCTGGGCCATCCCGGATATTTTTCCGACTGATCCCAACAGCACCACGATCATTTTTCTGGATGAACTGAACAGCGCCGCGCCGAGTGTGCAGGCTGCCTTGTACCAGTTAATTCTGGATCGCAAGCTGGGCGAATATCATCTCCCGGACGGCGTCGTGATTCTGGCGGCTGGCAATCTCGAAACGGATCGAGCGGTCACGCACCGAATGAGTTCGGCGCTGGCTGATCGGTTTTTTCACTTCCAGTTGCTGGTCGATAATTCAGCATGGGAAGCATGGGCGATCGATCGCGACATCCACATCGCGGTGCTGAGTTACCAGCGGTGGCGTCCGAGTCACCTGCACTCATGGGACCCGAAGTCGCCGAGCAAATCGCAGGCCACACCACGCGGCTGGGAATACGTCAGCGACGTGTTGAAAGTCATCGAGGCCGAAGGCATCAACGGCGAAGTCGAGGCCACTTTGATCAGCGGCAAACTGGGCGAGGCAGTCGGTGCCGAGTTCATCGGCTTCCTGAAAATTTACCGCAACCTGCAGGACCCTGACGCGGTGATTCTCGACCCGGAGCAGGCCACCATCAGCGACGACCCGGCTGTCAATTACGCGCTCTGCGGCGCACTGGCCGAGCGTGCCAGCGACAGCAACATCGACCGCGTGATCCGGTACGCCGAGCGGCTGCGAGATGATCCGAAGGCGGGCGCTGAGTTCATGACTCTGCTGGTCCGACAGGCTGCAGCCCGCAAGCCGGAAGTTCAGCAGACTCTGGGCTTCATCAAGTGGGCCACCGCGAACAAGGAGGTGCTGATCGCCTGAGTCGAAACGGGCTTCGGCCCGTCTGCCGGTGACTGACCGCCCGGCACTGATGAGACAGGTCACAACGAGAAAGGAGAAAGGAAAATGGAAACCAAACGACAGCAAGAACTGCTGATGATTGTTCGGCTTTCGATCCACCAATGGTACCCGCGCAAGTTCGACAAAAAGGCGACGCGGGATCTGGCCAGCTTGCACGGCGTCAGCGCCGACCGAGCCGGACGGTTCAACAAGATTCTGGTGGATCTGGAATCGATCAAGCCACTGCAGCAACGTCTGCGAAAATTACGCGATGATCATTACGCCATGACTGCCCCATGGGCCGACGGTGGCGAGCGCGTGTTGCCAGCAGGTTTGTACTTCGACTACGTCGCGATGGTTCGCGATGCGGAGATCGACATCGCGAGACTGGCCGACGATTACGTCATCCAGTACAGCAGCGAAGTCGATCGCGCCCGGACTGAGTTGAACGGACTTTTCAACGAGGCCGACTATCCGCCAGCGAGCGAACTTCGCGAGCGGTTTGGAGTCGGCACCAAGTTCGAGCCACTGCCGAATCCTGAAGACGTTCGAGTCTGGGGCATCGGCGAAGAGGCAGCCGAAGAGATCCGCGACCAAGTGATCGCGAGTCAGCAGACCGCCGTCAAAGAGGCGCAGGACAACGTGGTTTCTCAGGTCACTGAGCGAGCACGCGAGTTCATCTCGAAGGTCCGCAAGTACGACGCACAGGTCAGCGAAGATGTGAAGGGCGCGAGGCTCTACGACAGCGCGCTGACTAACCTGTCCGACGTTGTCGGTTTGGTCCTGCAAGGGCTGAACATTACCGGCGATCAGGAACTGCAGAAACTGGCCGAGGATCTGAGCAAAGAGATCCACAGCCTGAACGCAGACAAGCTGAAAAATTCTCAGCCGACTCGCGAAAAGAAAACCGAGGCGGTCGAGAAAATCATCGGCAAATTTTCAGGAGTGTACGGATGAAAAATTCAATCCACGATCTGGCAGTGCAAGCCGAAAAGAAGTTGCGAAACCAGCGCGCTCAAGTCGTGCAATCGCATCCTTTTTTCGGGGCGCTACTGCTGAAGCAAAAACTGGTCGCGACGACCGACGTGCAGACTCTGGCCACGAACGGCAAAGAGTTATTTTTCAATCCCGAGTACGTCATCAATCAGCGGCCTGAGTACCTGCAATTTGATTGCGCTCATGAGGCACTGCATCCCGGACTCGGTCACCACACGCGACGCGGCGGTCGCCGATTCGACTGGTGGAACGAGGCATGCGATCTGGCCATCAACCCGGTGCTGAAAGAGGCCGGGTTTCACTTCCCGCCTGATGCGCTGTTTCGAGAGGACCTGATCGGCGAAGGTGCCGAGCACATATTTAAGGTGCTGGAGGGCGAGCGCAGGCCAGACCCTGACGGCGACGATCAGGACGACAGCCCCGGCGCTGGTGAGGACACGTCCGAGCCACCTCCGCCCCCGCAGCCACTGCCGCCTGAAGAGTCCGACGACCAGTCCGACGAATCCGGCGACGAGGGCGACGCAGGCGACGGTGACGAGGGCGACGACGGCGACGGGTCCACTGGCGAAGGCCAGCCGGACGACTCGGCAGAGGGCGACTCAGGAGGCGAGGGCGACGGGTCTGGCGAAGGCCAGCAGGTGCCCAGCTTCGGCGGTACTGGCGCAGTGCTCGACGCCCCGGTCGAGAGCGAGGCCGAGCGAGTCGCCGAGGAAAACGACTGGAAGGTCGCCGCGACTCAGGCAGCGAATCTGGCAGCAGCACAACAGGCGGGTGATCTGCCCGGCGCGCTGCAGGCTCAACTCGATGCACTGACAAAGCCGAAAGCAAACTGGCGCGAACTGCTCCGACGCTACATGGATCAATTCGCGAAATCAGATTACACATGGTCGAAGGGCAACCGCCGATTTTTAGGACAGGGCACCTACCTGCCGAGTCTGCAATCGGAGCAGTTGCCGCCGGTACTTTTTGTGATCGATACCTCCGGGTCCATGCCTGCCGATGCACTCGAACAGGCAGCCGGTGAACTGCAGTCGATACTCGATGAACTGCAGCCGGAATACATCGATGTGATCTGCCACGACACGCGGGTCCATGGCGACGCGCAGCGGTTCGAGCCGGGCGAAGATCTGGACATCGAAATTCGCGGCGGTGGCGGCACGCGGTTCGCACCAACCTGCGACTGGATCGCCGACTCGGACGAGGACTACGCGGTCGTGATCTGGTTCACTGACCTGTACGTCAACGACTGGGATCGATGCGACGAGCCGGACATCCCGGTGATCTTCATCGACTACGCCAACCGCGAGGACGGCGAAGAGGTCGCGCAGTTCGGCGACGAGGTGATCGGATTAGAAGACGACTGGTCATGAGGACCAGCACGCGAAACAGCCACGCGCCGTTGGCTGGGAAAGGAGAAAGGAAAATGAAAAAAGCACGCACGCTGAAAGACATCGAACAGCATCCGCTGGTCGAGTCTACCCACACCGAGTGGGATGGCTGCTTCACTGATTCATGGGGCCGCGAAGTTCAGGGCCGCTGGGTGTATCTGCGACGCGGGTACATCACGGATCAGATGGAGTGCGGCACGATTCATGAGCGGTCGATCAAGGACTGCTGCGAACTGGTGAACAGCGCCAGACGTGTCACCCGCGATGAAGTTATCGCGGCCTACAAGACCGACCTGTCGGTCGAAGAGTTCGACGCCATGGAGTGGGTCGAGGGAGCATAGTCGAAACGGGCAGCGGTGCCCGTCGTCGTCAAACAGGCGACCTGATGAGACTTGAAAGGAGAATGGAAAAATGAGAACGGAAAACAAAAAACTTGATGCAGGATTTTCGCAGGTCGCGATCTGGCCGGGCACGACGCTCGAAGAAAATCAGGTCGATGACTTTGTGAAGTTCTTCGCGGACGAGGGCTTCCGAATTCAGTATCTGGAAGAGGTCACCACGGCACCTGATCAGAACGGCGGCGAGCCGGTCCCTGACACGGGCGGACGCGTCGATCAGTTCTTCGCGGTGCATGGGGATGACATCTCGAAGTTCGCCGTCTGGCGGCTTCAGCTTGGCATACGCTGGATCGAGGATGCGATCAGTTCGGTCAACGGGTACCAGTCGAACCCCATCTATCCTGAACGTGTTCTGGAGTACGCGTCATGGAGCACGGCGAGCGCCGACGAGGGCCAGTAGTCGAAACGCCCTGCGGGGCGTCGTCGTCAAACAGGCGACCTGATGAGACTTGGAAAGGAGAATGGAAATGCGAGACAAGACAGTCAAAACTGAAAACGACAAGTGGGTGATCGAACTGGAAGACGGCAGCATCGGCGAGTCCGTAACCATCGGTGAGATCGAACGACAGCGCGATAAGGACACGATCACCAACCGACCCTACACCTACTATGTGGTGACGCTCGGCGGTGGTCACCGTAACGAGTATCTGGGCACTGGTGAGACGCTGACCGAGGCGAAAGAGATCGCCCGCGACAACGTGTACGAGACACTGAAATCTGCCGGATTCTTTTGATCCGGGGCTTATAAAAAAACGCCAAAGGAGAAAGGAAAATGAGAGACGAAACAGAAATCAAAGTTGGTGACCGCTACATTATATATGGCGGTGGTCGCCGGTTTAGTTCGCAAAGAAATCTGGGCGAGGTGACGAAGCGCGTTGAGGTCGAGAAGGTGACCGCGACGCAGGTGGTGTTGCCCGGCAGGATTCGATTCCGCAAAGATCGCTACAACGAAGGCGTCCTGAAAACGGGCGGCGGATCTGGGCACATGAGAGCGGTGCCCGCAACCGACGAAAACTTGCAGGCCGCACATGAACACGATCAGGAGGTGCGCAGGGCTGTCAAGAAACAAGACCGCGAGGCCAACAGGGCACAGGTCGAGTTCGACGCACGCCACGACATACCTGCCGAGTTTACAGACGCGGAAAAAGAACCGCTGCGCCGACTGGGTGAGTTGATCGATTCATCGCAAGAGGATGTTGATCGGACGATCCGGTCGCTGACAAATAAAAAGCACTGCCACAATCTGGACGATGTTGAACTGGAGTACGAGACGGTGGCCACGGCGACTGGCGCGGCCAACGACCTGAAACGAAAGTTCACAGACCCGGACGAGGCGCTGGCAACTGAAGAGATCGTCAAGGAGGTTGCGACGGTTTATGCGCGCAACATTCTCAGCCGCATCGGCAACGGTCGCAACATTGTCGAGTTGCGAGTAGCCAAGCGAGTGCTCGACGCACTGGCCCGGCACTCCACGTTAGAAGTGGAGATCTGGTAATGCTGACACCAGCCGAAGCTGCCACGAATATGCTGAAGTCATATTCAAGCTACAAGGTCGCCCGCGAGATGGCCATGTTTCATCAGATGGATCACTGGGAAGATCGCGCAACGACAGGCAGCTTCGGTTGGAATTACTGGGGCAGTGTACGAATAGAAATTGACCGACTCATTGAGGAAAGGAAGCAATGAAAACATTTATTAAAAGAGGCGACCGCGTTGACGGCGGCGACACCTTCAAGTGGACCGAGCGCGGCTACGAATTAGAAGCCTGCCTGACGCTGGACGAGTACGCGTCCTTGGACGACTTCGAGAAGGGCTGCACCTTCGACCCGGACGACCCGGATCACGGCGTGACCAACAAGAAGGTCCGCGAAGCATTCGACGGCGGCGTCTGGCACTACTACATCGTGAACGTGAAGGCGACACGTTGTGGACTGGTTCTGGGGCACGACAGCCTGTGCGCCATCGAGGGTAACTTCGACTACGACGGCAAGGACATCGATGACGGCATGGCCAAGCTGATCGACAACACCTATTTCAACGAGGTCATCGCGGACTGCGCATCGCAGGCGATGGACGAAGCGAAGGCAAAGATTTTTGAACTGCAGGCGAGCCTGCTGAACTTGTAAAGGAGAAAGGAAATGAAACCGAAGACATCACCATGGGTCGCTGAACTGCTCGACACATGGCTCAAGGACATCACCGACAACGATGTGCTCGACCAGTTCATCAAGCAGATTCAGAAGCGCAAGGCGGAACTTTATCGCGAGAGCGAGGCCGCTGCATTCGAGCGGCTGTGGAAGACCTACAAGGATCTGAAGATCGGCGACGTGGTCTGGACCATCAAGCCGCTGTGCTCCGCGAAGTCGCCCAAGGGCAACCCGTGGAAGTGGCACAAGGCGAAGTTCAACAAGTTCTTCCCGCGCAAAAAAGCGATGTATCTGCAGGTGCCATGGAAGACAAAGATCAAACAGCACGGCAAGTATTTTATCTACCTGACTCACCATCAGTTGAAATCGTATCAACCCAGCCGGACTGAACCGGACGTGCGCGAGCGAAAGCGCAATCGATCCATGGAAACGGCTGAACAAATAAGGAGAGGCAACCTGTGAAAGACCAAACTATAAAACGAGTTGAGCAGACTGTGTTCGACGCTTACCTTGAGAAAGGTCTGGCGCAGACTGTCAACGACATCGCCGCGCAGTCTCAGTTGAGTGCATCGGCAATCAGGAACGCGCTTCGCTTGACCAAGCGACTGGCCGAGACTACGGTTGAGGTCCCAGTAATGTCGAAGGTCGATGAGGGACGCGTTCACCAGTGGCGGGAGATCACCGCCTATTACCCGACCCGGCAGTGGTTAGTCGAGTTCATCGCGCAGACGCGCCGTGAAGCAGACCATCGCAGCCAGTACGGTCATTGAGAAAGGAGAAAGGAATGGAAACTAAAATTTTTGCAACGTGCGTCGGCATTCTGTTGGTCGCGGCCTACTTCGATATCGCAGAAGGATACGAACTGACCGAGACAGAGACAACAGACTGGTGCCAGTTTTACTCGGAACTGGCCGGTGAGTTTCACCAGCTTGCACAGGACAGCGACAGCAAAGACGAGTACGCGATCACGGCAGCCGATTACATTCGGCAACTGGACGAGATCGCGAAGGCCAGCGACTGGACCGAAGCGAATCGACTGACGTGGATTCCAGAGTTCAAGGCGCTGGCAGTGGCGGCATGGGAGTTGCGCACCGACCTGCAGACCGACGAGGTTGAGCAGGTGATACGCAACCAGTGCTTGGAAAATCATTCGCAGAAAGGAGACGATGATGGACTACGAGAAATTCAAAACTGGATCGCTTGAGCGACCGGACTCATTCGCTGACTTCAGCGACCTGCCGATGTTCCAGCCGGGAGGCTGGGGCTTCGCCGGGATCTCGCTGACACGCGACAGTGATCCGCTCGCACGCAGTAACTATCGAGCAGCCTGCAAGAAGTTTTTCAAGCTGGACGAGATCGAAGACATCGAGAAGATCGATGAGCCAGAGGACTCGCCGTTCAAAGTTTACGGTGCCAGTCACTGGGCCTGCGGTTGGGTGGATCACATCATTGTGAACCATGCTGACGAGGACGCGTTGCGGTTAGCATTCAGCGTGCATGAAGATCTGGAGCAGTACCCTGTACTGGACGAAGAAGACTTCTCCGAGGAAGAAGAACGCGACCAGCACCTGACGCTGACCAACTGCTTCGACTGCAACGAAGATGAAGCATGGGCGGTCATCAGTGCATGCCACGAAGAGAGTCGCGAGGTCGATGGACTGAACGACGATGAAGTGACCAAGATGCTGAACGAGCACCACTACATCGAGCCGAGCGAGTTGGAGTTGACTCTGGACGCGTGGACCGAGGGCAAGGCAGAGCACGCAGTTGTCACCACCTATCAGCGACACGTTCGGATCAGCTTCAGCGATGGCCGCACAGCCGGGTTCCCCACTACTGATGCGTGGGCTGCCCCAGCGATCGCGTTTGCGACCAAGCATGCAGAGTCGGTTGAGGTTATCGAGGGCGAGTCATGAGCGACCCGGTGATCAAACATTTCTGCACGCACGCGCTCACTGACCTGATCGACAGTCAGAACAGAACTGGTGGCCGGACCAGAGCAGGCGACGTGCTGCCATGGGACGTGTTCCGCATGGGGCTGATTGGTTGGCTACGACAGGCGCAGAAGTTCGCTGTAACGGAAGATGAACTGATGCACGTCCCTGAAGACATCATCAAGGAATGGATCACTGGCGAGCACATGCGGCTGCCGTTCGAGTTCACCGCGATCGAACTGGACCTGATCAACGGCGACAATATGAAGGATGGGCTGACCAATGCGAACGTCGAGTTTACCGGCTGCGTTCTGTTGTGCGCCGACCTGCAGAAGATCGAGAAACACATCTTCGATGCGATACAGGAGGACATCGACTTCGCGGATGACACTGGCGGGTTTCTGGTCTGGCCGATTGTCCACACGCGGGCGTCCGGCTTCCAAGTTCACGACACTGAATCGTGGGTGGCGACGCCGACGCTTGCGGTTATGCTGCCAGCCGACGAGATGGTCGAGTGGGTGGCCCGCGCAAACAGTGATCAGAAATTCCAGACGCACGGCAACGAGGGCGATCCGTTCCTGATGGTGCAGCACCTGATCGATGGCCAGATGGTGATGGACGAGATCGTGACAGCTTTTGAAGACACGGCTGGACAATCGTGGCGCGAGCAACCGAAAGCGGAATGGGACAAGCAGTTGAGCCTGCTGATGCAAGGTCTCGGCGAAGTGCTGTTGCGAAACGTCAAATATGTTTCGGCACTGGCAGTGCTGCTCAACACGAAGAACATCAAGTATCGATTGCACCCGGCACCCGGCAAGCTGAATCACAAGCGCCGGAAGAAAGGGCGCGAACCGTTCTTCGAGTACAAAACGCTGAACCTGTACCCGGACGATGTGACCTACGTTGGCCCATCGCTAGGACCGCACAGGTATCGCCGCTCGCCCAAGTTGCACTTGCGGCGCGGCCACGTTCGCAGGCTGGGAGATGGTGGGACCACGTTCGTGAGACAAGCCATCATTGGCAAGAAAAAACACGGGCTGGTCCTGAAGGATTACGACGTAAAGCAAAAAGGAGAAACGAAATGAACCTGAAACTAGAAAGCATCATGGACAAGGGGCACCCGTTGCCGTGGCCTGAATTGAAACTGCCGCCATACACCGAAGTGAAGTTGGGTGGCTGGCACATCTTCGAGAACACGCCGCCACTGTTGCGCGGTTACTTCCGAGGACTGCAGCCAATGATTCACAAGAACTGGGTACTCAAGCGCGACGACGAGTTGTGGATGAGCACGACGCCGATGGAACTGGAGAGCGCGATTCATCATGCCGCGAACGCAACCGGGCACACGGTGATCATGGGTCTCGGCCTCGGCGTTCTGCTCTACAACGTCCTGCAGCGAGACGAGGTCACCAAGGTGACTGTGGTCGAACTTGACCCCAAGGTATTCGACCTGCTCGATCGTTCGGCAGGCATCGGCCTGTGGCCCGGACATGAGAAGCTGGAGATGGTCATCGCTGACGCGTTCGACTATGTGCCGACGGAACCTGTGGACGTGTTGCTGGTAGACATCTGGCTGAACCTCGGCGACATGCAACTGCGGCCTGACGCGCAGAAACTGTTCAACAAAGTGAACCCGACCAACATGGGCGTCTGGGGCATCGAGGCCGATTACATCTCATGGATGAACGAGCAGGGCTTCGAGCCGGGCGACGAAAGTTCGGACACGTTCACCCAGTACGCAATCGACATCGGCGTGCCGCTGATCGAGCGGGACAACGATGAGTACGCCCGGCTGGCACTGGAAGCTGCGAGGAATATGTTTCTCTCGTAGCGCACCCGGTGAGCCACTGACGCACATATAATTAGCACATGAAAGGAGAAAGGAAATGGCACAATTTTTTGGAAGCGCACAGGGCCGGGCCGGTCAAGGTACCCGGCTCGGTACAAAGAGCAGCGGTCTCACGACTGAAGCGGCAGGCTGGGGCGGGTGCATAGAGACCCGGCTCTGGTACGACGACGTTCAGGACTGCGATAAGTTCGAGGTGATCCTGCGACCATGGAAAGGCTCGGAAGGATCTAGTAAGGTACTGGCAAGTGGCCGGGTGGATGCGACAGCGGATGTCGATCAGTTCAGTCGGACCAATGAGTTTCCGTTCTGGCAGAAGCGCAAGTACGGAAAGCTGAATGCAGATGAAAGCAATCAGCCCGGCAGCAAGGAGCAAGGAGCAAGATCATGAATGGAAGCATACCCATCGACCCGGAAAAGGGATTGGACCCGCACCTAATGTTTTGCGTGCGTTGTGGTGGTGAGTCGAACGCGTTGACCATAGGTGCCATGCGCAAAGCGCAACTGGACGATGGTCGCTGGACCTACGCGATGCGCGGCAAAGGCCGACTGGCAGCGAAAGATCTTGAAGACGCGGGCGTCATCACCAACCGGCACAACCTGAAGTGGGTTGAACTGGACGAGCGCGAACGCGTGCCTGATCCAGAGCCGTGCGCAAAATGCAAAGAAGAACTTGAACTGTGGGCGAAGCTGGTTAGTGAAGGCGGCGTCTATTTCAAGTGCAGCCAGTGTACTGCGACTGGCGTCATCAAACCCGACACTGTGCTGGCGACGGCAGTGAGGGCACACACGAAGATCGAGGCACCGAATTCCGTCGGTATGGAGTTCGAGTCCTGCGATCAACACTCAGTCGCCTTGGACCCTGATGAACAGGAGAATAAAAAAAATGACAGCTAAAAAAACTTATTGCGAGTACGACTGCGGGCGTGAGGCAACTTGCGTACCGCACAACGGAGTGCATACGACGTGTCAGGCGTGTTACATGCGAATGCGGTACGCGATTGAGAAGGGCACCACATGGATGATCCGGCGTTCGCGTCAGGTTGGTTCGTGGCAGTCCACGCTGGCGTTGCAGTTGGGCGAGGTATCCCAGAGTCGTCAGAAGAAGCGGCGTCGAGCAGGCTGACATGAACGAGGTGTACCAAGTTCGATCGAGTTCAATCGCGGGGTTCTTTGATTGCCCCGCTGGCTGGGCGGCGAAGATACTGGACGGCTTACGGCTGCCCAGTACGCCTCCCAGTGTGATCGGTACTGCCGTACACAAAAGCACAGGGGCGTATGACGCGTCGCGGTTGGACAAGAACCCGGCGCGTCATCTGTCTGCTGACGATGCAGCAGAGGCGCTGATGCAGCACCTCAAGGACCCCGGCGAGGAAGTTGACTGGCAAGGAATGCCAATAAAGCAAGCCGCCACGGTGGCGCTAGGAGCGCACACGCGGTACTGCACAGAGATTGCACCGCAGTTCCAATACCTCGCGGTGGAGCAGGAACTTGATGAATTGCTGATCGACTGGGACGAGATGAACATCACGATTCAGTTGACCGGCACACTCGATCGACTGCAGGTCAGGGACGAGTTGCTGGGAGTCGCTGACGTGAAAACGGGAGCGCGAGCGTGCAGCCAGACGAGCGGAAAACATAAAGCACAATTAGGCGCATACGAACTACTGGCCGAGCACAAACTTGGACAGCCCTGCGAACTGCCGAGCATGCTGCTGCAGTTGCAGACATCAACGAATTATAAAGTGGGCACGGCAGAGGTGGCAGACGCCAAGCGCGCCCTACTGGGTGACGACGAACACACGGGCATGCTGACGCACATCGCCCGCGCATTAAAGACAGGCGACTTCTGGGGCAACCCGTCGAGTTGGCTGTGTTCTGAAAAATACTGTCCGGCGTGGGCAGATTGTATTTACCGATAGGAGAAAATGATGAGCACTACGATTGCAGATCTCAGAGGAAAGAAAACCCCGATGAAAGAGGTGATGGCGCAGCCACCGAAGCAGCGCATCTCCACACTGCTGCAGGAAAACAAGAAGGAAATTGCAGCGGCATTGCCGAGGCATATCTCTATCGATCGCATGGTGACGATTGCGCAGACGGCTGCGACTACGACGCCGCAGTTGCTGGAGTGCTACACGCCGTCGCTGTTCGGCGCGATGATTAAATGCACGCAGCTTGGACTCGAACCCAACAACGCGCTGGGTCAGGCATACCTGATACCGTTCAAAAACAAGAAGGCCAAGAGAACCGATTGCCAACTGATCATAGGCTATCGCGGCATGCTGGAACTGGCACGTAGATCCGGGAACGTGTTGTCGTTCACTGCCGGGCACGTTTGTCAGGAAGATGAATTCGAGTGGGAGTTCGGACTGAACGAAACCTTGCGGCACAAACCTGCCGCTGGCGATCGTGGTCCGCTGACGCACTTCTATTCCTACGCGAAGCTGAAGGGCGAGGGCTACCAGTTTCTGGTCTGGACCCACGACGACATGATCAAGCACATGAAGACGCAGACGCAGTCTCGCGGCGAGTACGGCCCATGGAAAGACAACTACATCCAGATGGGCGAGAAAACCATGGCGCGGATGTTGTTCAAGTGGCTGCCAGTATCGATCGAGATGGCCGACGCGGCTGCACTGGACGCACGCGCAGAAGTGGGCGGCGAGCAGGGTCTTGAGGACGTGTTGTCAGGAGACTACACGGTGACGGACAGGGATGATGTGCAGGCTTTGCCCGAGCCTATCAGTGATGCGAACGGCGAGATCTTCGACCCGGAACTGCATCAAGAATCCGACGGCGAACCCGTCTATAACAAGGACGGTTCGTTCAGGAAAAAACCGCAGCGAAAAGCTGCGGCCCCGGCTGCGGCTGCAGCCCCGGCAGGTGACGATGAGCCACCACCGGACGACGAAGGCCAGACCGGAACCGACGACGGTGAAGGCGAGGACTTCGGCCTTGAGTAATCACAGAAAGGAGAATGGAAATGTTAGTTTTAACTCGCTTTGAAAAAGAGAAGATTCGGCTGCGGCGTCCCGACGGCGACGACATCGTCATCGAGATCTGCAAGTTCGAGCGTGGTCGCGAAGGCGATTACATGGTGCATGTCGGCATCGATGCGTCGCATGACGTGAACGTGGTGCGTGAAGAAGTTCACCAGCGCAATGTCGAGCGTGGCGACGAGCAGGGAGACAACCGTGGAAATTACTAAAATCAGTTGCGATAATTTTCTGCAAATAAAGGCGATGGACATTGATCTGACCACCGCCCCCGTCAACCTGATCGCTGGCCTGAATGAATCTGGCAAGTCATCGTTGCACGAAGCAATCCGCTTCGCTCTGCTGGGTGAGACTGATCGCGTCTCGTTGAAACGTGACTACCCGAGCATGGTGCGTTCTGGTGCGAAGGAAGGTGCTGTCCGGGTCGAATACATCGACGCTGAAGGCAACCACGACTTCGTTCACAGGAGTGTGGGCGACGGCAAGCTGATCGACGGGTTCGAGGGTGAGCAGGCGTTCGCTGTTGCAGAGTGCATGGACGCAACCAAGTACCCGACGATGAATAGCAAGCATCAACGGGACATGGTCCGCGACCTGTTGCAGATCTCGATCGACCCTGAAGAGGTGATGAAACTGATCGCCCGGAAGGGACTGCCGGAAGAGATCATGGAGCAGATCAAACCAATGTTGCGTGCAGGCTTCGAGGCCGCGCACAAAGATGCCAAGGCTCGCCAGTCAGAGGCCCGCGCAAAGTGGGAACAACTGAGTGGTGAAAAGTGGGGAGCGGTCAAGGGCGGGGAGTGGAAACCCACCCGGCGACCGATCGTTCAGTCGATGGTCGATGCGCAAGAGAAGATTTCGCAGACTGCATTCAAAGCATTCTCAACCCAGTCGGACAAGGCGGCTGCTCTGAAGGCGTTCTCAGGAGGCACCAGCGCGCCCTGCCCGTCATGCGGCGAGCAGTTAGTGTGGTCCGGGAAAGAAGTCAAGCTGGCTTCCGATGAGCCAGACCCAGACGAGATGAAAGCGCACACCAAGGCGAAGTCCGAGGCGAACAAACTGCAGGCACTCTGGCAGGCCGAAGTGAAATCTCTGGACGAGTTGCAAGTGTCCATGGATTTCAACGAACGCATGGACGAGATCGCCAAGGAGTCGGTGGAATTGCACACGGAGATTCTGCACTGGCTGCAGGGTGCTGAACTTCTGGCACCCGACGGCATCCCCGGTCAGATCATTGGCGAACTACTGAAACCAGTCAACGATCGGTTGCGCAACACGGCGACGATCAGCGGTTGGGATCAGGTTCAGATCTCGGCGACCATGGACATCATGGTGGGCACGCTGCCGTACATGCTGGGGTCGGAGTCGTCACAGTGGAGGGCACAAGCTGCGATCGCAGAGGCGATCAGTTACATTAGCGGCGTCGGCCTGCTCTGTCTCGATCGATTCGACGTACTGGACGTGGGGAACCGCAACCGGCTGCTGAAGTGGATCAGTAAGATCGCAGACGATCACACCACGATCTTGTTATTCGGTACGCTCAAAGAGCCGCCGAAAAAACTGCCGCCATCGTTCGCGCTTCACTGGTTGGAGCACGGTGACATGGCGGATCTCGCAGCGTAATCAATAGGGGTGCTACTGAGGTGAAAATGTGTCAACTGGCCACAAGTAACCTGTCAGCTAACAGTACGATCCGGGTAGGTCGGATCACCTCTGCCTTTTTTTGGAGCCAACATGGCATATAGCAAGCAGCAGTTCGAGGCGGGGTTCCAACTGATCACCGCCGTCTCACACCAGATCATCAAAATCGACTTCAAGGAAATTGAAATCTGGATCGACAAAATGATGGGCGCGAAAGCCCTGACGGATGAAACGGCAAAAGAAAACATGCAGAACCTGAAGGCGGTCATGAGCAACTTCGGTCAGATGCAGCAGGTTCTGATGCAGAGAGGTGTACCCGTCCGGGACATCTCAAACTACAAAGAAAACATCATCGAGGTAGGTCCCAATGAAAACAATCCCGATCCCAAGCAGTAAGAAAGGCGCACCGCCGTACACGGTGACACTGGACGGCGAAGAGGGCGACAGTTGCGAGTGCAAGGCATTCGAGTTCAGCACTCAAGATCCGCCGACCTGCAAACATATCGCGACAGCCAAGGCGCAGATTGCCGCAGAAGATGCCGATCGCGAGATGGGGATCGACACGTCGCACAAAGAGTAATGGTGGCCAGCCCTCAGAGGGGTTAGACAAAGGCAAATTCGCAAAGCCCCTGCGAACACCGCCGCCGAATTCACCGTTAAGGGGTCGCAACCTCGGCGGTCGCCGCTCATTTACGACTCAGTGCAGAGGGCTGGCCATAGACTACTTGGCCGCGCCGGATGGCGGCGACACTTTTATTTTCGATCCAAACGATGAGCCAAACCAGAATCCCATGATGCCGGTCACGCCAGTTGTCAGGACCAGAACAAGTCCGGCAATCAACTGTCCGTCGGTACCTTCCGGGATCGCCCATCGCCCTGAGATCAGGCCGAAGATCAAACCGAAGTAGCCCACGATAAAGATCACCGACAGAGAAATCTGCGGCCACATATTCACCTTGGCCATGGACCGCGCATCCTGCACGTCCTTGGTAGCAATCGCGAACACGTCCACCTCTAACTCTTGCATGCGCGTGTCGAACGCGAGTTCAGCGGTGCGCAATTTCACCAACGCTTCTGGGTCAGATTGCAGAGCGGCCTCGATCGCGGGCCGGGTCGGCTCCACACCGAGCGCAGTGCCAACGGCAGCGAGTGCCATGTTGACGACTGGCCCGGCGGGACCGGCCAATGCGGTACCGAGAACCTTTGCCACCGGCAGTATTTTTGCCGCTATGCTTTTAAGGCTCATGGCAGATTTACTCCTTTACCGTGACATACGCGGACGCGTAGACAGCGACCACAGTAATCAGTCCCTGAACCCAGCCGATGTCCCAGCCAAGCATGACGCCAGCGCCCTGCACGACGGCAGTCATGAGCGCAGCAGATTCGGCCTTGAACCACTGCATCTGCGGTGCTGTTATTGCAACTTTCATAACCCTACTCCTTTTAGAAAATCCCCAGATATTTACAGGTCTGCCCACCATTGCTTGACATCAAAATTCGGACACGTCTTCGCGTTTGTCACGTCATTGTGCCCAAGAACTTCAGAGTCAGGAAATTGGTGGACCAGTCCCGCGACTAACATGCGCAAGGTTTGCCACTGCTTATCGGTATAGTCGTTGACCGCCTTGCCGGTGCGCTTATCCATACCGCCGACGAGGCAAATTCCGATACTTGCCTTATTAAAACCACGGGCATGCGCACCTGACCACTCCAGAGGTCGTCCGTATTGCAGCGTGCCGTCGCGCTTTATTACAAAGTGGTACCCGATATCCCGCCAGCCACGTCCAGCAGGCTTGGGATCGGTGTGCCACTTGCGAATTGCGTTGACTCCGATCAGCGGATGCTGGTGCGGATCGCGTGGCTTGGTGAAACTGCAATGCACGAATATCTGGTTGATGTCTCGCATAGCCTTGTCCCGCTAATTTCACAAAAATACCGGCGCGCAAAATTCGGTTTTCACGCGCCTCTACTTTGAAACGTGATCGTCCCACTGCCGACGCAGGATTTCATCCAGCGATCGCAGCACCTGATTCTGCACCGAGTGCATCTTCATCATCTCCCCCCGGTGCTCACGCATCAGGTCTTGATTCTGCTGCTCCAGTTCCGTCATCTTTTCGAGGCAGTTATGCAGGTCCATCGCTGTGCATGTCGAGCGGTGCTCACCGTCCGAGTCTGGCTGGTGCCAGATGTGCAGGTCCCGGACCTTGGTTGCCAAGTTAGTGATGACGGTGAACATCAGCACCCACGCGGTGATCAATACACCGTCCCTGAACCCCATGTCTGTAAAAAAATCCATTCCGTGTTCCCTTGTAGATAGATGCGTACACGTTGCACCTAAAATAAATCGATGAGTGGTTCAACCTGTTTCGCAAGCGCGTTCTTCCGCTTACGCAGGCTCTCCAGTTGCTTCTGGCGGATCTCTGGCTTCAGCCTTTGGTTCAACGCCACTTGGTTAAGCTGTCTGTTTACTGCGGTGACCTGCCGCTGGATCGAGCGCAGTCGTTTCCGCGCAGCGAGTATACCGGCTTCGTCTCGACGCAGATCCATGGCGGCTTCAAACTGCCCGGTCTCCTGATAGACCTTGAGTGTGCGCGCCAGTCCGTCGGCTTCCTTCATCATCTCCCACAAGAGTTGGTTGTACTTGGTGCTGGTCGGCACCTTGCTCTGCGCGAACCGCTTCACGACAGGGATGTCATGCAGTGGTAGGGCTGCGATCTCACCAAGCGCACGCGTTGGTCCGTGCAGAATGCTATCGGTTAACACGTTGCCGACACCGAGCACGTAGACACCGAGCGCACCGAAGTAGCCTTGGATCAATGCTTCGAGACGTTTCGGTGACTGTAGAAAGTCCGGCGCGATGTCCGGCAGCGTGCGACCCACGGCACGGGCGAAGCTGCCAGTGCGGAAGTCGTACTGCGCATCGGGCTTCAGGTTCTCCAGTCCCAGCGGCACGATCGGTGTGCCCCGGAACATATTTCTGTTGGTGGTGTCCTCGATGATCGGGCGCACCAACTGCGGGTACGGGTTGAACGCGAACGTGTGGAATGCCGACGCGCCCATGCGCTCGAAGAATATGTCCCAGCCTTCCTGTCCTTTCAGTGCCAGCGTCAGGCGTTCAGGGATGGTCGAGAACATGACGCCAGCCTCGAATGGTTTCGGCAAACGAAAATGCGAGTCGCCAATAAAGAAATGGTAGTACGTGTCCTTGTCCCACTGCGACAGCGCACGGTAGCGTTCGTCGTCGTCGTTCATCAGCGTGTACGCAATCGACAGCGCAACCAGTGAGCCAGCCTTCATGCTGAACCCGAGCGGATGTTCCTTGGCACCTCTGTAGAACTTGTTCAGACCTTGCAGTCGTGCGTTCAGGAACGGCACCATCTGGATCATCATCTGCGTCGCGACCCAGTCACCTGACCGGGTGAAGTTCAACAAGTCCTGTGCTTGGAACGCGGCCTCGGATGGTGACGCGATACCTTCCTCGATCGTCTGCGCGGCGGCAGCCTGCGGCGACAGTCCCTGTTGCTCCAGTTCAGCGGTGCGCTTGTGCCACAACTCGACCTTCGCATTGTAAATGCGCACGCGGTTACCAAACTCTGATGCAGTACCGACGCGTCGCCACAACTTCCACATCTTGCGAGGTGACACGATCGTGTTCATGAAAGAGTTCATGTCCGCTTCGGCCACGCCCACGTCTTTGAGCAGGCCACGGATCTGTTCCGGGTTGGTGTCGTAGAACCCACCGCCACCACGACCAGCGAACGCGAGGTGCAACATGGCAGGCGAGTCGTTGAACGCTTCACGCACCGCAGTGATGGGAGCGGACAGCGAATTGATCGGTGCGTCCGACACGATGAGCGATGACACCGTGTCCCGCATCCAGTTAGCGATCATGAATGCAGGGTCAGTGGTGACACCTAACGTGAGCCACTTCTTCGACGTGCGGAACGCAGTCATCCACGAACCGAGTTGATCACCACGCAGGCCAGCGATCGAACGCAGCATCAGCGGGTCGTCAACAAAGTAGTAGGTCGGCTTGCCGTCCACCATCAACGTGACCACGTCTTCACCCGGTGGCTTCACGCGTGACCAGAACGTCTGCCATCGCTGTTGCTCATTCTTCGGCCACGTATCGAACACAGCCTCGGCTGCGTCGGCGCTCTCTTCAGAGATGAGTCCTGACTTCCACAACAGGTTGACCAATTCTTTCTTGCTGACCGTGACGACAGGGCGCGCAACCATCGGTGCCTTGCGCATCGCCCCTGTCATGGTGCCGAGGTCAGTGATGCGCTTCATGCTTTCATTGCGGTACGAACGCTCCAGCAGGTACGCAGTGTTCATGAACATCGACTCGATCACGTTGCCTTCCAGCTTCAGCGGACTGCCTTCGCGATCGACACCGCCACGCAAACGGAACAGACCAGAGCCACCGACATCGATGCGGTCGCGTCCTGCGCCCGGTGCTGCCCTGTTCTCAAGCTGCGTCATCTCTCTCCAGAACGGAACGTAGTCATACCGACGCCACAGTTCCGCTTCTTCCTTGTTGATCACGCCGGTCTCGATTGCGAGATCGATGTTCGCTTGGTTCAGCGTGTCCCAGTTCGCCAGCACTTCCTCGAAGACTTCCTCGTAGGTCCGGCCATCATCAGCGGTGCGATCGCGTGCCCATGCCAACGTGTCGTCAACAAGTTCCTCTTCGACATTCTTCTCGCGAGCACCCGCCTCGCCGACACGTCCAGCATGGATGTCCTCATCGATGAGCCTGCGTGATCGTCGTGCGACTGCCCACTTCTCCCAGTTGCGCATCTGTGACTCGCCACTGATCGCACCGAGCGGCAGGAACACTGACTGGAATGACTGCGCGTCTTCCTGCTCACGGAAGTTGCGGCCAGTCACGGTGCGCTCGACACCGTTCAGGTCTTTGAGTTTCTGCGTCGCTGTTTTCAAGGTGGGAATGCCATGGCGCATCACCGCACCCATGACGTTGTTCATGTTGCGCAGCGTCGAGGTCGATTTATATGCCGACAGGCTGGCGTCGAGGATCTGACCGAACAGCGCAAGTTCCTGTGACTTGATCGCATTGAACCCGTCGAAGATACCCTGCGTGACCTCATCGAACGACAGGTCGTGGAACATCTGCAGTGACTGCTTGATCCTGTCGCTGAACGTCTGCTCGTTCTTCGGCACGTTCATCGCTTTCTTCCAGCGCCCGTCGAGGTCTTCATTCATCGGCGCGTTGTCACTGAACAGTGGCTCATTGAACTCTCTGGCCAGACGCTCCAGTGCTGCGCCGACCTGCTCATCATTGCCAGCCTTGCGCAGATCCTTCAGGTTGTCGGACGCGAGGAAGTCGTTGTACTCCTGCGAGTTGCGATCGACACCGATGCCACCCGCTGCCAGCGCCCGCATCTGTGCGCGACGACGGCTGGCTCGGATCATGCCCATCACTTCGCTGCTGCCGGGTACGGTTTTGAACCCCAGCTTCTGAACGAACGCCTTGATCTGCGCGATGATCTCTTGCATGGCACCGTTGCGAGTGGCCGAGGTCTCTGCCATGTACGCGATCACCTCTTCAACGAACACCTCTGGCTTGACAGTGCCGCGACTCTCCACCGCTTCGACCGCACGCATCAGCACCTCGTCCGTACCACGATCGATCATCGCTTGGACCTGCGACTGAACCGCGTCGAAGTTTGGCAGCGTGCGCATCGAGTAGTGACCGAACACTTCGTGCATGATCACCCGCTCTGCATCGGCAGCGTTGTGCAGGTTGTCGGCGACGATGTGAACCTCGTTGCTGCTCGGTGAGAACACACCCTTGATGCGTGTGCCCCGGTTCTTCATGCGAGCAGGCAGGTCGGACACCGACTGCACTACCTTGATCCTGACCACTGAGTTCATGGTCTGGATGATGTCGATCACCGCCAGACGTGCGTCGTCTGCGTCCATGCCATCAGCTTCTTTATCGCGACGCTTCGGATCTGTGTACCGAAGGATGCGATCGTCCGCACTCAGGAGTTCGTCTGTCTCTTTGGCGTCACTAAGCTGGGCTGCTGCACCCGAAGCTGCTGCCGCAGGCCGATCAACCTCGGCGACTGTGGACTGGATTCCTCCAGCGTTGATATCTGCTTCTGTAAGGATCGCACCTGTAGCTGATTTCCCGGCGGCGGCGGCTTGCGCGGCGGTGTTTGGATTGCCATTAGATTTTGCCCTCTCGATTGCGGCGATGAGTTCCGAGTCAGGAACCTGTTGCCATGTGTTCAGGTCGATGCCTGCGGTGGGATCACGCTGCTGATCGAACGCGAGCAGCGCCTCGGTTTCTTCCAGCGCGATCAGGATGTCTTTGACATCGACGGCACCTTCGTCGGGCACGAACCCGTTCTCCCCGTTCTCCCCGAACTCACCAGTCAGCGATCGATACATTGCATCGGCGACGTTGATACGGATCTCTGAGTTGAACTGCTCGTCGGTGATTGTGATGCCAAGTTCCGCCGTCAACATGCGGCCCACCCGGAACGCCACCTCTTCCCACTCGATCGCACGCTGCGCTTCCATCAGCGTTAGCGGCTCAAGCGGAACCTTTACTGCCTTGCCTTTCTTGCCACGCAATCCCTCATAGTCTCGACCCAAGCGACCGTAGCGTTTGCTGTCGCCATACTTGGTCTGCATGAACTGCTCGGTGATGCCGTGAGCCATCTCATGCGAGACACGCCATGCCAGCGTGTAGGCCGAGTCCTTGAATGAACCTTCGGAGTTGCGCGGATCATAAATCCACACCGTGCCGTTCTCGTAACCGTCTTTGTTGAGACGCGGGATGTTCACCTCGACGTTCTTTGCCGGGTTGGCTTTGAACGAAAAGAATTTTACGAGGTACCCGTGTTGCGCAGCTTGGTCGAGCACCTGCTGGGGGTCGGCTGTCAACTGCTCCAGCGGATAGATCTTGAGTTGTTCCTGTGTGTTCTTCCCTGTGAACGTGCCGAAGCGGCCAGTGATTTCTACGATTGCTTGTCCGAACGTATCGATCAGTCGAGCCAAGGGTACTGGTGCCCTAATGGGCCTTGGTTCGGATCTTTCCGCTTCTCTTTTTGCGGCTTCGGCCTTGCTTCTGCTGGTGACTTCGCTGGCGACTTGGTTTGAGATCCCGTCGAGAACTTTCCGCCGACTACGAAGCCACGGGAGTATATCGGCGAATCCGGCTTCGCTAATCTTATCTTCAATCCACCGGCCTTCCGGGTCGGTGTCCCAGCTTTCGTCGTTCGGTCCTTCGCCATGGTATTCACCCTCTGCTCTGAACTCTTCGATTATATCAACGTCACCAATCTCACCGTCGATGGAGTTGGCGAAATCTAGGAACAACCCACGGAATGTAGGGTCCGTTATTCCGTGTAACGACTTACCTGTTTCCGTGTTCCTGAAGTTGATGAACGCGTACTCACCCGGCGCGGTGCGAGTGAACCCGCCATCGCGATCAACCATGGCTGTCAGGCGGCTGAACATATCCTCTTCCTGCGCCGCCGTCAGTTCATCGGTGAACGTGATGCTGAAGCCAACGCTCTTGTCCGCGCCGGTCAGGTTCGGCGCGGCCCTGAACCACGGCACTGCGTCCTGCCGGAACAGGTACTGCGATGCCAGTGAGTACGCGTCCACCTGTTGCCGACTCGGTGCAGTTTCACCCGTCTCTTGCGATGCCAGCACGCCGCTCAGTCGTAACGGGTTGATGGTCCGCTCACCTTCTTCAGTGACATAGCCACCTGTCTCTGTCTGCTGCGTGCCCAGTTCAATACCCAGTTGTGCGGCCAGCAGATCCTCGCCCTGTTCGCCGGTCAGGTTCTCGCCGATGAGCCTGTCGAGTGTCAGCTTATCCTCGAAGGTTGCCCCTTGCAGTGCCTTACCAATGTCCAGCTTCGTGGACGGCACCGTCTCAGCGGTCGAGAATTGACTGCGTCGCTTGAGGTTTGTCTGGAAGTCCTCGGACTTTGGCACGAACTCATCAAAAATGGTCTTCGGTTTGTTGTTCGCTGACTTCTTGAGTTGCTGCGCCAACTGTTTTTTGTTCAGCTTGGCGAGATTTTCTTCCTTCAGCTTGTTGTTTAGCACGCGTATGCTTTCGATCAACTGGCCCTTGCTGTTGTCGGTGGCCAACGCCCGCACTGACTTGGCTTGTCCGATCGCAGTCACACCAGCTACCCGTTCTTGCTTGGCTTGAGCCTCATCGTTCTTGACCTTGGTCCAGACAGCGGCCTGCAACATGCGTGGCTTGATGTCTTCGAGGTTCGAGTGCTTACGATTGAATGACTCAGTCGCTCGGATCATGACCTCTCGCCCGAACGCGTACTGGGCATCCGTTGGTGTTTCCTTGTCGAAGCCCATCAGGCGCATCATCCAGAGATCGATCGTACTGTCATCGCCGAACGTGTCTTCATTGAACAGCGGGTCATGCAGGTTGCGATAGAACGACAGGACTTTCTTCTCTACGCCCGCCACATCAGTGGTCATTTTCTCGGCCTTGAGAATGCTATCGATCAGCGGGGCTGTCTTTTTCGGGAACCGGCCAGCCAGCGGCGCGACGTTGCCATCAAGATACTCATTCAGTGAACGTATCGCCGCCGTTGTGTTAGCCGAGACAGAATTCGCTTGCGAGTACAGCGCCATCAGCCGGGTCAGTTGCTCCATCCGCTCCGGGTTACCGCGTGCAACCCTGCGAATCTCCTGCGCGGATCGTTCGTACCAGAACAGCGATGAGTCTTTTCGGATCGTACCTTTCGCTGCGTTGAAACGGGCCATCGCATTCGTCTTGCTCACCGCGTTGACCATGCGTCGGATCAGCCCGGCGACCTGCCTCTCCGTCTTGATGCCTTCCGGCGCACCCGAGACATCGCCCTTCGCATTCAAGCGACGCTTGCCGCCTTTGTTTCGCTTCGGGCCGGGGAGTTCTTCGTCAGAGAGTAAGTCGATCTGCTCTACGATGTCGTCGTCTTCAACAGGAGCGGTGGCGATGTTCCGGGCGACCTGCGCAATCGTTGCGTCATCCGCTGGTGCAGGCACGCCACTCTCGGCAGTGAAGTCCACCTCTTCCTGCTCACCGACAACAGCCTTGGCATGAGCCACCTTGACCTCTTCGTCCCGGACAGTTTCTTCCGGCTTAACTTTCTTGGCCTCGCCCTTCGTTGCTGGTGCGGTCGCGATCGGAGCAGGTGTAGCTGACGCAGCGGCCCGGACGTTCTTCGCGATGGTTGCCTTGTTGTCTTTGCTCCGTACTGGCACGCCCAGTGCTTCGGCATCACGAACCAGTGCATTGCGTGAGCCAGTGGTCGCGAACTCTTCGTCGGTCTTCGGGGTCAGCACACGCGTGCGCAGTTCCTTGTCCTTGCGGAACGTCTTCGCCTCTGGTGTCTCGTTGGCAGCCGTCACCTGATTGTCGAACAGGCGCTGACGCTTGACAGTCTTGTTGCCCGACGATGGCAGGCCCAGATCTTTCAGCGCAGTGGTCAACTGCGCCGAGTCGATGTCGATGTCCGGCAGCGTCTTGTCGTTGAGGGTGATGTTCGGGTTGTTGAACGCAGCGACAGTCTGCTGTGGTGCCTGACCACCGACACCCGTGACGATCGATGTTACAGCGGCCTGATCCTCGGCCCCCTTGGCTTGCGCTTCGGCGGTTGCGGCTTTCGGCTTGGCGGCTGCGGTTTCTTTCTTCCCGGTGGTCTTGGCAGGGGCAGCGGCTGCGGCTTTTTCTTTCCGTGCTTCCCCTTTCCGATCGGGTCTCTCGTCCCGGCCTGTACGTCCGGTCGGCTGTTGAACATCCGCGCCGCCTTCCCCGCTGACGCTGTCGGGCTTAGTCCCTCGTTGCTGAACTTTCGCTTCAGTGTCTCGAACTGTTGTGGCACCTTGCACCTCCTGATCTGGTTCCTGAACGGTGGTCTCATCCACCTCTTCGACATTGGCCTGCGCTACTCCGCTGGCCTCTTCGGTTGTTACGTTGGCGGCACCGCCTGCAGGTCCAGCGCCGGGATCAATCTCTGGGAGTTCGCCTTCCTCTGCTGCTTCGATGTTCGCTGCCGCTGCTTCTGCAGGCGGCAGTGGTCTGTTATCCACGATGCCGATCGCCGCACCAGATCCGGGGATCAGGAACGACGCAATGAATGCAGCCGGGGCGACGCTGACCTCGTCCTTGATTTTCTTTATGGCCTCTTCGACCGTGATCGTTTCCTGTCCCAGTTGGATCAGTGCTTCGGCTGGGCCTTCCGCCCACTCGGTGACGGCTTCGACCAGACCACGCACGACCTTGGCCTTCACACCGGGGGCAACTTTAAGAAACCGTTCTATACCGACCGCGTTCAGGATGCCGGTGGCTGCGAACATCATCAGCCCTGCGTTCTCCGCAGTCTCGCGAGACACCTCTTCGGACGCGCCGTTCTCTCGCATGATGGCCAGCGTCTCGCGGTACGTGGATGACCCTTCGAGAGCACCGCCTACTGCCAAACCAGCGGACATGCCAGCGGATACCTGCGCCTTGCCGATGCGCGCCACCTTCGCCACCACCAGCGGGTCAGTCATGTCGAGACTTCGGTTGCCGACTTTGATGATTGTGTCCTTGGCTCCTTTTTCTGCCGCCTTGCCGACGCCTCGCCTGCCTGCTGTCTTGGCCAGTTCCTTGAGCATGTGCTTTCGCACGGCAGCACTTGCGGCACCAGCCGGGGTGAACGTGGCTGCCAGCGACGGAATGATCGACCCGACCTGAAAGGCCATGAAGTCACCGTCGAGCCACATCTCCTTGTTGTCGATCAGGTTGCCGGTCGGCAGGTTCGCGGCCCGTACAAAATTCTCTTGGCGTTTCTGCCAATACTTCTCAATACTCACGCCCAGATCCGCGACCGCATCGATGCCTACCTCGTAGCCCAGATAGTTCACCACGGTGCCGATCTGTCCTGCCATCCCCAAGGTGCCAGCGGCCAGACCGCGACCGAAGTTGGCGAACAGTCCGCCGCCCTCGCCCTCGGCTATGGCAGCAGCTTTTGCCTGCAAGGTCTCTGGTGTGTCTTCAGGTGTGACCACCCGTAGGGACGGATCTTGAGTCAGGGCTGCCTGAGACGCCGCTGGCGGGGATATCTGCCTGCGTACCTCCGCGAGCATCGCGGTCTGCCTTGCGCCTTCCTCACGGGCCAACTGACGTGTCTGGGACAGGTTCCTACCAGATCCGTCGGGCTGTACTGGGATCAATGTGCCCGGCGCGACGGTCGGCGGACGCGGCAGGCCCGCTCCACCTCGCTCGTTCGCAGCTTGGACTGCCCGCTGCGCCGGGCCTTGGACCTGCGGCTGTGCCCGGTGCCCGTTCAACTGGGCAACCATGTCCTCGCGAGCCACCGCAGCACGGCGGGCCGCTTCGTCAGGTGATGGCAGCGGGCGGTCGAACCGTGCCCGGAACTCGTTCTGCTCCCGGACCCTGTCTGCCGGGGCGCGGTCATCAAACGCGGCGATCGGCCCGGTGTCTGTCGCGACCGTGGCCACTGGCAAGTTCTCCAGCGGAGCATTCTGCTTGCCAGCCTGCACGTCGGTGATGTCGGTGACGATCCTGCGCCCCTGCTCCGGGGAGATCGCGCCTGTGGATAAACCTGTGGCTAAGTTGTTTACATCTTTGAATCTGGGCAGCGCACGGGCGTCCCTCAGAATCGCCTCTGGATCAAGCGGATTCAGAGACGGCGAGGTAGGCGGGCGCGGGAGGACTGCCATGGATCATTGCTGAAGGGTCAGCACTACATTGAAATCGTTTTCAACTTCCTCGCGGGCGTCCTCTGGATCGTCGCCGTTACGGATCAGCTTGTTCATCTGTTCGATGGCGGCTTCCTTCGCCATCGCCTTGGTGATCGGAATCCGGTCGTTCGGGTCCTGCGGGTTGACCGCAACCTTGACCGGCAGTTGCGTGGCCGGATCAACGTCATCGATGATGTCGTACTCGACCGGCCCATTAACAATCGCGTCAACCTGCGGCGTGATGCCCGCGACCTCTTGGAAATTTCCGTCGTCACCTCGGAAGAACTGACGCAGAGAGCCGTCGGCGGTGTAGCCAATGATCGCTGTATTGGACTGCGCATTTTGCGCGTTTGCTTCCGCGTTGATTCGTGCCGAGTCCGCGCCCTGCTGCGCGATGACCTGCTGCTGCCGGAACTGTTCGCCGGGGCTGCGAAGGGCAGCCGCTTCCCTCGATTCCTCGATGGTCTTGCCCGGCAACTCACGGAACCTGACACCGCTGGGGTCTTGTATGAACGTGTTGTTGGCACCTCCCATGTGCAACCTGACCGAACCTTCAGGCAGGTCGCTACTCGGTGGCCGGGAGATCTCGCGGCTGCCATCTGGTGACACGTTGGCCAGCGAGACCGGCGTTTGCCTGTCGGTAACCGGGGCGATCACTGGCGGCGGTTCCTCCAACGGCGAGGCGGTCTGTTCACTGCCCGGCGTGCCATCTGTCTGGACGGCTCCCGGCTCACCCTCTGGTGGTCGCGGCGGGTTGGCGGCGTTCGCCTCGTTCGGCAATGCGCCCAAGAACCCACGCGCACCACGCACGATTGGCATGATCGGCGCGGTCACGTCTCGGGCCAGAGCGCCCGCTGTCTGGACGGCGTTCGCCCCCACCTCGAAAGCAGTCGTGCCGACCTCGCCTAACGTCCGGCGAATGTTGCGGCCCACGTCTTCAGCCGACTCGGCGTTCGCCACAGATCTGGCAGTGTGTGGAATGTGAGCAGCAGCTTCACGAATCTCTTCGCCCTGTTCGTTGAACTGCCGACGCGTTTCTGGGAACGCACCCTCGACAAGTTCGCCTGCGTTGCGGGCGAGATCGCGACCGAACTCTAATGGTCCACCGCCACCTTGAGGTGGGCGTTTGATCCGGCGCTGGTCTCTGCGTTTCTTCCGGTCTGATGCTGCCATGACTATCTCCTAGTCGCACGAACACGTTCTAATGTGCGCCTGCGAAAACTGACTCGCTATATTATTGTTGGTGGACTGACTGAGCGAATTGCTGAACGATGTGCCGATGCTGTAACTCGATGAGTTGCTGACCACGTTCGAGAAGTTGAACGTCGCTAGTGCCGCCGAGCCTAACTGGCCAGCAATACGTGCGCCAGCGATCACCTGTTCACTCAGCAGGTTCAGCTTGGTCGCCAGTTCCTCGACCTTCACGCGGGCGGTGTCAACGTCCTTTCTGCCCTTCGCCTCGAATGCCGCGATGTCTGCCCTGAACACGTCCGCTTCTGCACCATAGCGCGACGCTTCAGCTTGCGTCTCGCCGACGAAACCACGCACCTGTGCATCATAGATTGCCGCCTCCGCATTGGACTGATCGACAAGGACCCGCGCTGAATCCACTTCACGGGTGGACACCGCCTCGAAGCCAGTAATGTCTGCACGATGCTTGTCGATCTCACCTGTGAACCGACGCGCTTCGCCATCAACCTGCGCTGCGTAGGCGCGATTCTTCGAGTCGAACTTGTCGTTGTTCACCCGAGCAGTGTCCACGATGATCGTCGCACCACTGACATCACGGTTGACCTCGGCAGAGAACGCATCGATCTCACCACGAAACTGATCAACGTCAGCGCCGACACGTCTGGCTTCGGCATCCGAACTGGATGCGAACTTCCGCACCTGCGAATCAAA